GTTAGTGGAAGCATTGGATCAGGGCAAATTGGTCTTAGTCATCTTGCATCTGGCACTGTATTTTCTGGTACGTTCTTGTTATCAGGTAATGTAACTTCTGGCTATATTGGTAACTCTTCTGTTAATTCAGGTAATATAACATCAGGCGTTATTGGCAATATTCACATTGCTTCTGGTGGTTTAACTTCAGGAGCAATTTCTTCTGGCAGTATCGGTTCTGTTCATTTAGCTGATGGTGCAGTTCAATCTGGAGATATATCTTCTGGACAAATTGGCAGAATGCATCTGAGTTCTGGTGCTGTTAATAGTGGACATTTAGCTGCAAATAGCGTTGTTAGTGGAAACATTGCTAGTGGAACAATAACTGGTGGTTCTTCTGGACAAGTTCAAGTAAATAATGGTGCAGCATTAACTGGTTCATCTGGTTTGACATGGGATGGCACAATTTTAAGTGCAAATCTACTCACACTAACAAACTCAGTGGGAGATGAAGGTGGAGAAATACTATTAGCTAAAGCACAGACCAACACAACACTAAGTGGTACTGGTGTTACTATAGATCTTTATCAAGATAGATTAAGATTTTTTGAACAAGGTGGTAGTGCTAGAGGTTTTTATCTTCAAATTACAAGCGGTGGCGGTGGTGTTAGCACAAACATCATGGCAGACGGCGCTGTTGTGCTACAAAGCGGACAAGTTCAGTCTGGATTTATTGGTAACGCTGCTGTAGTAAGTGGAAGTATTGGCAGTGGACAAATTGGACAATTTCACTTAGCTTCTGGTGTAGGTGGTGGTGGAGCAAGTCTTACTTCTGGCTCTGTTACATCTGGATTTATTGGAAATGCTGCTGTAGTAAGCGGAAGTATTGCTAGTGGAAGCATTGGAAGTGTTCATTTAGCTTCGGGAGTTGTTGTTGGCTTTTTGACTTCTGGAATCATAACTTCTGGAATGATTGGTGCAGGTGCAGTTTTCAATAATAACATTACATCTGGTGGTGTTTTAAGTGGTAAATTAGGTGACAGTTCTGTCATTTCTGGAAGTATTGGGTCAGGACAAATAGGAAGAAATCATATTGCTTCTGGTGTTTTAGTTCCGACTTATATTTCTGGAACAGCAAATCAAATTCTTGGAATCAATGCTGGAGCAACAGCAAATGAATACAAAACAATTGCCGCTGCTGGAAATATATCAATCACAAATAATCCTAATCTGGTTACAATTGGAACAACAGGTGAAGTTCCTCTTGGATATTACATTTCAGCATATTCAGATGTAACGCAAACTAATGTTGGATTAGCTTCTGGCAATTTAATGACATATAATAATGTTGCCGAAGCAAATGGAATTTCAGTTAGATCGGGATCAAATATCGTATTTGGATACCCCGGAACTTATAATATTCAGTTTTCAGCGCAACTTGATAAAACAGATTCTGGCACAGATCAAATTGATATTTGGTTAAAAAGAAATGGCGCAAATGTTGCTGATAGTAGCACAAGACTTGATTTGACTGGAAATAATGCTAAAGTAGTAGCAGCATGGAACTGGGTTTTATCTGTTTCTTCAGGTGATTATACAGAAATTGCTTGGTATTCCGCAGATGCAGATTTAAGATTATTCGCCGAAGCTTTGATTAGTGGTCATATTCACCCAGCTATTCCTTCTGTCATTTTAACTGCTGTTCAGGTAATGAACACAACTGCTTCAGGATCTATCACTAGTGGAAATATTGGAAATGCTGCTGTAGTCAGTGGAAGTATTGCTAGTGGAAGCATTGGTGTTAATCATTTAATTTCTGGATTAATCACAACATTGTCCCTTGGTTCTGGTCAAGTAACTTCTGGAAATATTGCTAGTGGCGTAGTTTTCAGATTACTTTCAGGAAATATTACTTCTGGATTCATAGGTGACGCTGCTGTAGTAAGTGGAAATATTGCTTCTGGACAAATATTTACATTACATATTGCTTCGGGCGGATTGCTTTCAGGAGCAATTGGTAGTGGTCAAATTGGACAATTTCACTTAGCTTCTGGTGTAGGAGGATCAAGTCTTACTTCTGGTAGTGTTACATCTGGCTACATAGGTAATGCCGCTATTGTCAGTGGAAGTGTTGGTAGTGGACAAATTGGAACTATCCATTTTTCATCTGGAAGTGTAGCTAAATTTACATCTAGTTCATCAGCACCATCTAGTCCTAGTGAGGGAGATAGATGGTATTATACAGATGATGGAGTATTACTAACTTATGTAAATGATGGAAGTAGTTCGCAATGGGTACAATTTTAACCATTAAATAACTAATTTAAATTAAGAAAGTTTTGATTTATGCCAATTGATTTTCCAACTTCACCATCTTCCGGTCAAAGATACGATTACTTATCCAAAAGCTGGATTTGGAATGATATTTATTGGGCTTCTGTTGGAGCTTCTGGAAATATAACAAGTGGTCAATTAAGTACTCCTGTTGTCTTTAGCGGTAACATTGCTAGTGGGCAAATTGGAGCTTTTCACTTAGCTTCTGGTGTAGGCGGTGGCGGTGGGGCTAGTCTTACTTCTGGTTCTGTGACTTCTGGTTTAATTGGTAACAACGCTGTAACTAGTGGAAACATCGCATCTGGTCAAATTGGACAATTTCACATAGCTAGTGGTGCAATTGTATTATCTTCTGGACAAGTTCAATCTGGAAATGTTGGTGATAATGCAATATTTAGTGGTAATATCGCTTCTGGTCAAATTGGACAATTTCATCTTAGTTCTGGAGCAATTACTCTTTCTTCTGGACAAGTTCAATCTGGAAACATTGGCAATAATGCTGTAACTAGCGGAAATATAGCAAGTGGTCAAGTTGGACAATTTCATCTTGCAAGTGGAGCAATTGTTCTTTCTTCTGGACAAGTTCAATCTGGAAACATTGGCAATAATGCTGTAACTAGCGGAAATATAGCAAGTGGTCAAGTTGGACAATTTCATCTTGCAAGTGGTGCAGTAACTAGTTCAAATATAGGAAGTGGTCAAATTGGATCATTTCATATAGCTTCTGGTGCAATTACATCTGGATATATTGCCTCTGGTCAAGTTGGATCATTCCACATTGCAAGCGGTGCAATTACAAGCGGTAAAATAAATGCAGGCGCAGTCATGAGCGCACATGTTGCTTCTGGTCAAATTGGTCAATTACATATAGCAAGTGGTGCAATTCAAAGTTTTCACATAGCTCAATTTGCAATACAAAGCTATCATATTACTTCTGGAGCAGTAAGAAGTGGAAATCTTGGTCTTTTCTCAGTTCTTTCTGGTAATATTGCGTCAGGAGCCGTTGATATCAATGCCATAGCTGATAATGCTATTCTTAGTGGAAACATTGCTAGTGGACAAATTGGTATCAATCATCTTGCATCTGGTTCTGTAAGAAGCGGAAATATAGCGAGTGGATCTATAGGACAATTTCATTTGGCATCTGGAGCTATCACTAGCGGCAAGATCAGTAGCGGAGCTATTGTCAGTGGTAATATAGCAAGTGGACAAATTGCTAGTGGACACCTTGCCAGTGGTATTTTTACAACTCCAAATATTAGATCTGGTGATATAAAATCAGGCATGGTAGGTGATTCTGCTGTATTTGCCTCCAATATTGCTTCAGGTCAAATAAATGGCAATAACATTGCTTCAGGTGCAATCTTAAGTACAAATATTGGATCAGGTGCAATAACAAGTGGAGCAATAGCGTCTGGTCAAATTGGAGAATTTCATCTTGGTTCTGGATGTGTAAGAAGCGGATCGATTGCATCGGGACAATTTGCTGGTGTTCATTTAGCAAGTGGAGTATTTGTTAGTGGAATCATTGCCAGCGGTGTTATCAGCTGGGTTAATATAGCAGCAGGCGGTTTACTTTCTGGTAATATTGGCAGCGGACAAATCGGAAGCGTACACATTGCTGATGGAGCAATAACAGCAACCAATATTGGCAGTGGTCAAATTGATAGTATTCATATAACCCAAACAACAGTAGCAGCACAAGCATCAAGAATTATAACTACAAACTTCAATGCTGGAGAGCTAATATCTGGTATTAAAGCTGTGTGTATGGGATCTGGTGGTGTTATTTTGGCTGCACAAGCTGGATCTGGATTAAGATTACCTGCAATAGGTGTGACAATGAGTGGTGCATTAAGTGGAACAGCATGTACAGTTGTTTCTTATGGAAGAATATTTAACACTGCTTCTGGTATGATTTCTAGTGGATTTGACGGCACTTTGCTTTATACTGGATCTGGTGGATATGTTGTTAGTAGAAGTGGATTTACTAATGCTGGCGGAACTTTACAAGCACCATTTCTTTCTGGAGACATGCAGCAATCAATAGGAATATCTGTTAGTGGTGGTATGTTTGTAATGCCAAATCTTTGTGTTATTAGAAGTGGATTTGCTAATTCATTACCTTATGATGTTTGAAAGAGTTTAATTTATGCCAATTGATTTTCCAAGCTCACCATCTTCAGGTCAAAGATATGACTACTTATCCAAAAGTTGGATTTGGAATAATGTTTATTGGGCTTCAGTCGGATCTTCTGGAAACGTAACAAGTGGGCAATTAAGTACTCCTGTTGTCTTCAGTGGAAATATTGCTAGTGGTAGTATTGGATCTTTTCATTTGGCTAGTGGTGTAGGTGGTGGTGGATTATCTCTTGCTTCTGGTTCTGTTATTTCTGGAAATATTGGTAACAATGCTGTAAATAGTGGAAATATTGGTTCTGGTCAGGTGGGTCAATATCAAATAAATGATTATAATGTTGGAATTTTGGTAAATAATGCAACAGGTGGTTCAAAAGGATTTTTTGCTGGCGGCTTTTCAGGCGCTACTGTCGCAACATCAGATAAAATCACATACATCAATGATACAACCGCCGCACAAACAACTGCAAATCTCAAAGAAGTAAGTCAAGGATTGGCTGGCTGTTCTGGAGAAGGGACGAAAGGTTATTTTGCTGGAGGTAATCTCACAATAACAAACAAATTGACATATCTTGCAGAAACTACCAACGCTATTACTTCTGCAAATTTAAGTTCTTCCAGAGATAATTTGTGCGGTGTCACTCAGGGGTCAATAAAAGGTTATTTTGCTGGTGGATTTTCAGATAATTATTCTACAACAACAGATAAAATCACATATTCAAATGATATAACTATTGCTCAAACAAGTGCTAATTTAAGCCAAGCAAGACAAATTTTAACAGGATGTTCTGGAGAAAGGAATAAAGGTTATTTTGCTGGAGGAGCTACAAGTGCTCTTACTTTTGTATCGACTACGGATAAAATCACTTATTCAAGTGATACTACTGCTGCTCAAACAAGTGCCAATTTAATACAGGCGACATCATCTTTATCTTCTGTTTCAGATAATACAAAAAAAGGATATTTTGCAGGAGGTCAAACAGGAAGCGGTGCTTCTCCAGTTAGAATACTATTGACTTATTCGCTGACATATTCAACAGATACAACAGCTGCTCAAACAAGTGCAAACTTAAGCCAAGCAAGGACAGGTTTAGCTGGTGTTTCAGAAGGATTAACAAAAGGTTACTTTGCTGGTGGATTTTCAGGTGCATATGTTGTTACAGCAGATAAACTAACATATTCAACAGACACAACTGTTGCTCAAACAAGCGCAAATCTAAGCCAAGCAAGAAACGGGCTGGCTGGTGCAAGTCAAGAATATACAACAGTATTTGGAAACAATTGCATTTTTTCTGGAAATGTTGCAAGTGGACAAGTTGGACAGTTTCACATTATAATTACGTTATCTTCTGGACAAGTTAAATCTGGCAATATTGGTGATAATGCTGTATCTAGTGGAAATATTGCGTCTGGGCAGGTTGGAAGATTTCACCTTAGTTCTGGAGCAATTGTTCTTTCTTCTGGACAAGTTCAATCTGGAAACATTGGCAATAATGCTATAACTAGTGGCAATATATCTTCTGGTCAAATTGGACAATTTCATTTTTCCTCTGGAGCAACAAATAATGCAACTAATCCTGTTACGTCGATATTCGGACTAACAAAGGGTTATTTTGCTGGTGGAAATACTGGTTTTGACCTGACAACAGTTGCCGCAACAACAGATAAATTGGTATATTCAACTGATACAACTACTGCTCAATCAAGCGCAAATCTAAGCCAAGCAAGAAGTCGATTGGCAGGTTGTTCTGGAGATTCAACAAAAGGTTATTTTGCTGGTGGATATACTGGAATTGCTGTTCTTGTCGCAACAGCAGACAAATTAACGTATTCAAGTGATGGAACTGTTGCCCAGACTACTGCAAATTTAAGTCAAGCAAGATATTTTTCGGCAGGAGTTTCTGAAGGAACAACAAAAGGTTATTTCGCTGGTGGATATACAGGTGCAGTTGTTTCAACAGCAGATAAATTAACATATTCAACAGACACAACTACTGCTCAAACAAGTGCTAATTTAAGTCAAGCAAGATATACGGCTAGTGTTGATGGAACGTCAACAAAAGGTTATTTCGCCGGTGGTGTCGTAGATCAGGATCTTGATACAGTAGTAGCAACAGCAGATAAGTTAACGTATTCAACAGATACAACTACTGCTCAAACAAGCGCAAATCTAAGTCAAGCAAGAGGATACTTAGCAGGAGTTTCTGAAGAATCAACAAAAAGTTATTTTGCTGGTGGATCTACAGGTGCAGCTGTAGCAACAGCAGACAAATTGACATATTCAACAGATACAACTGTTGCACAAACAACAGCAGATCTAAGTCAAGCAATATATGGTTTAGCTGGTGCTTCAGAAAGAATAACAAAAGGTTATTTTGCTGGCGGAACTACTGGATCATTTGTTACAACAGCAGACAAATTAACATTTGCAACTGATACAACTGCCGCACAAAATACTGCAAATTTAAGTCAAGCAAGAAATTTTTTGGCTGGAGTTGGGCAAGGAGGAAATAGTTTTCTAAATCCCATCTTAAATAGTGGAGTTTTTGGTGATACTGCTGTAACTAGTGGAAATATTTCTTCTGGTCAAATTTCAACATTTCATTTATCTGATCAATCTGTTAGCAGCGGTCTAATCGGAAGTGGTATAATATCAAGATTCAAACTTTCTAATCAATCAATTTATAGCGGAGCAATAGCTTCAGGACAAATACCAGTATTTTCTCTAAGCTCTGGTCTTCTTATTAGCAGTAGTTTTGGCAATGAATCTGTTGGAAGTGGTCAAATTCTTGCAAGTTCTGCCGTTAACTCTGGTGGAAAAATTGGCTCTCCACACATTGCAAGTGGAGAAATAAATAGTTTTAACATTGCATCTGGAGCAGTAAATGCCAGTAGCAGATTAGGCAGTCAGTCAGTTTTTAATTTAGAACCCGCCTCAATTGCAGCAGGAGCTAGTCTAATATTTGCAGCTTCAATTTTGACTACTAATTTAACCTTTAATTCAATTCTAAGCGGCGGTATCAGAAGCGGAATTATAGGTAATACAAAAATAAGTAATCAAGGAGTTGGAAGCGGAGCTATTGCCAGCGGTCAAATATTTAGATTCCATACAAGCTCAGGATTTATTAATAGTGGACACTTTGGAGATGCAGCACTATCTTCAGGAAGTTTTAACTTCGGATGTGTCGATAGAAATAGTTTAACAAGTGGATTATGGGCTGTTCCTTATTCGCAACTTGTTTCAGGCGGTATTATCGCTGGTTATTTTGATGCTGGTGGTGGTGGTATTGGTTCAATTAATAACAACGCATTTCAATACATTCAATCTTATGAAAATGCAGGATATTTTGCTGGTGGATTCAATGCTGGCTCTTTTTCAATAGTAGACAAATTAACATATTCAACAGATATAACGGTCGTTCAAACAACTGCCAATCTTAGCCAAGCAAGATATGGATTGGCTGGTTGTTCTGGCGATTCAACAAAAGGCTATTTCGCTGGAGGATCTAGTGCCACTTTGCTTACAACAACAGATAGATTAATATATGCAACAGCTACAATTATTACTCAATCACCAGCAAATTTAAGCCAAGCAAGATATGAATTAGCTGGAGTTTCAGAGAGAATTACAAAAGGTTATTTCGCTGGTGGAGATAGTGGTGCAATTGTTGCAACCACAGATAAAATAACATACGCTGGTGATACAACAGCTGCTCAAACAACTGCTAATTTAAGTCAATCAAGAGAAGGTTTAGCTGGTTGTTCTGGCGATTCAACAAAAGGTTATTTCGCTGGAGGAAATACTGGAAATTATGTTGCAACAGCAGACAAGTTGACATATTCAAGTGATACAACTGCCACTCAAACAACAGCAAATCTAAGTCAATCGAAAGGGCGTTTAGCTGGTTGTTCTGGTGATTCAACAAAAGGCTATTTCGCTGGTGGATTAACTGGTGCTGGAGTAGATGCTGCAACAGCAGATAAATTAACATATTCAACGGATACAACTTCTGCTCAAACTACTGCAAATCTAAGCCAAGCAAGATATAGTCCAGCTGGGATTTCGGAACTATCTACAAAAGGTTATTTTGCTGGCGGGAATGGTAACACTGTCTATGTTTCAACAGCAGATAAATTAACGTATTCGACAGATACAACTACTGCACAAACAACTGCTAATTTAAGTCAAGCAAGAGCTTATTTAGCTGGTGTTGATGGGGGAAGTTCACCAATATTTAGTTACAATGAAATTGTCACATCAGGAAAACTAACAACAACAGCAGCTAATAGAATAATAGCTGCTAGCTTTGCAGACAATTCAGTTGTAAGCGGTAATATTAATTCAAACTCAATATTCAGCGTTATCGGAGGATATACACCATTTACAAGATGGTTTAGCGCAACAAGAAGAGCAGCAGTCAATAGTGGACACATTCCATCTGGAGAAATTGGTCCATCACATTTTGCCCGTGAAACATTACTCTCTGGTAACTTCTCAAGCGGTCTTTTAAGACTAGTAGATCTGCTTGGTGATCCAATAAGATCAGGAAATATTGGTGATCGCCAAATCAATTCAGGACATTTTTCTTCTAACTTCATTGTCACAAGCAGCATGGTTGGTTCTGGTTCAATTGATCCTGCCGTTGACTTCGCCCAAACAGCAGGATTAAATACAAATTTTCCTTTGTCTGATTCGTTTATTTTCCAAGAACAGTGTTCAGGTATCAAAGCAGTATGCATTACTTCTGGAGGCAGAATATCAAGGGCACAAAGAGCAAGTGGACTAAGATTGCCAGCAATTGGTGTGACAAGCGGAAATGTTAATAGCGGATCAACAGGAAGAGTGTTTTATTTAGGAGGAGTTGGAAGAACTGGAACACTTGCCCAAAACTCTGGTTTAAATAACGGAATTTCTGGATTCCAAGGACTACCATTATATGTAGGCTCAGGTGGCAATATAGTCAATCTAAGCGGAATGCTTGGAACATCTTCTGGGGCTGCATTCCTATCAGGTAATATGCAACAACAAATTGGTATTGCAATAAGCGGAGGAATATTCGTTATGCCTTCACCAAGAATTAATAGATCAGGATTTCAAGGCAACTTACCTTATAACATCTAAAAATTATCAAAAATACACTTAATTTCATTCATAATACTTTCCACTAGTCACATCCAAATGACGACACCTGACATTACCATCGACCAACAACTTGAATCCCTTGTCACGAAGCTTTTGCGATAAGAAACTATCTTGTGTAAGATGAGCCGTTGTTACAGTCCAAGGATACTCGGTCTGTAAAAAACATTCCATAGGGAAAAGAGTAAATCCTTGAGCAATCGTGTAAACTTCATATACACCAACATCTTTGTTACATAACGTCAGGGATTGTCTCTTTCCCCCGACGATTTGTATATGAACACCTTCCCTGTTTTCTTGCTTTTTCACATAATATCCGCCCAAAACTACCTTCGGATCGCCAATTTCCCTGTATCTTTGCAACAACTTAAAGAATCCATCATCAGGAGGAAAAGTATCATCTTCTACAGTAAGAAGGAAGTCTGCACCATCATCCAAAGCAGTCTGAATAGCATCATTATATGCATCGGCTGTCGATCTGCCAAACACGTTAAGATACTTAATCTGAACACCAGAAGGAATAGCTAACTTCTCTAATACAGGCAAAGTCTCTGCCTTTTCCCTTGTCGGAACAACAATTAAAACTTTAACATCACCGACTTCCAAATATTTTTTTTCGACCTCTCGAATATGATCCAACTTAGGTGTACCAGTAAGATTGATCTGGCGTAGTGCTTCACTGTTGCCAACACCAATTCTACCAGTCGCCTGAAGATCTTGTTGTGCTTGTCTTTCTAGACGAAGCTTCCAATAATCAGGTTGAGCAGCATCAATTTCTTGTCGTGTATACTTCTTGGGGAAACTTTGCCAAATCTTATAAAGAGATTCAAACTCTCTTAAAGCGCCCAATACTGCACGATCTTGCTCTTCTAGGTCAATTCGTTTTAGATCTGCGTCAATCTGATCAATCTCAGTTCCCTTGTCTTCAAGTTCCTTAATCTGAATTTCAATCTTTCTTCTTCCTAGTTTTGCTCTCCTTAAATTATCATATTTGATTTGAAGCTCCAAAACGCATTGAGAATATGCTAGGGTATCGTGGTCATGTTGACCAACTACAAACTTATTTAGAACAAATTCTGTTCTTGGCATTTGAATTTCAAGGAAAGCTGATTCCATTTCCTTTACTAAATCAATTGCTTTATTAACTCGTTCATCAATCGGAATAAGTTCGCTCATGTTTTTCTCCTATGTTTTAAAAGAGAGATGAAATTTATAATTAAATTGTTCTATATTAATTTTATGCCAGCATCATGGGAACAAATCAACACAGCACCAGTCAATCAAAATAGAGTTCTGGGCTGCATATTAACAAGAGAAACATGCACAGTAGCATGGGCATTTGGCTTAAGAAATATATACATGCCAAGTGGAGCGTGGACCGCACTTCAGGGAATGCCGTTTGATCATGCCAGAAATACAGGGTGTTTAAAACTCTTAGAACTCGGCTGGGAATGGCTTTTCTTTTTAGACGATGATGTAATTCCGCCTCCTGATGTAATAGCAAAATTAGTAAGTCACAACAAACCAATCGTAAGTGGTGTCTATTACAGGCGTTATGCTCCGTTAGCACCCGTAATGCTTCTAGATTCGCAAAATGGTCCACAGTGGATAACTGAATATCCGGCTAACAGTCTTGTAGAAGTTGACTATGTCGGGGCTGGATGTCTTTTGATTCACAGATCTGTTCTGGAGAGTTTGCCACCATTAAGCAATCGCTGTCATTGGTTTGAATGGCGTTGTGATAGGACAGATCTTCCCCATTTAGAAAAGACCAGCGAAGATTTCACCTTCTGCAAACATGCACGAAATCATGGCTTTAAGATCCACGTTGATACAAGCATACAATGCGTTCATTGTGGACTTGGTAGCAGCAGTATTGAAGGATTCAAACCATTGGAGATCAAACCATGAAAATGACACATTTACCAACAAGCAGCACCAAAAAACTCAAGATCTGTGTAATATCAACGACAGTTTTACCTTGTCCCCCAACTGGATATGCTGGATTGGAGATGATTTCTTGGCAATGCGCCGAAGGTTTGCATGCTAAAGGTCATGATGTAACACTTGTTGCTCCTAAAGGATCAAAAACTAACGCAAATTTACATGAAACCACATTAGGTGAATCTGAAAGACAAGCATATTCTGGTTATTGGGAAAAACTAACACAATTTGATGTAATTATTGACCATAGCTGGGAAAAATGGAGTTATATCTTAAAGATGGAAGGTCATCTTCCACAACCTATCTTAGGTGTCCTACATGCTCCTGTAGAAACAATGTACAGCATTGCTCCTCCTGTTCCTTTTCCTTCTTTTATTTGTATCAGCAAAGATCAATCAGAAGTATGCACAACACATTTAAAGTGCGGGTCAAGAGTTGCTTATAATGGTGTTGATGTTGATTTTTATTCCAGAAGTAATAAAGCCAGAAATAACAGATATTTGTTTTTAGCAAGAATCAGTTCTATTAAAGGTCCACATATTGCTTGTAGTGTTGCAAACATATGTGGAGTTGGTTTGGATTTAGTTGGAGATGATCGTATCACTGGTGAACCAGATTTGTTGCGTAAGATTAAAGACGCATGTATTATTTCTCCAAATTTGCGTTATATAGGGCATCAAGACAGGAATGAATGCGTAGATTGGTTTAATACAAATAAAGCCCTTCTGCACCCCAATTTGCACTACAGGGAACCATTTGGATTAGCTCCTGTTGAGGCGCAGTTGTGTGGAATGCCAGTTATTGCATGGGATAATGGTGCAATGCGTGAAACAGTTAAGCATGGTGAGACTGGATTCTTGGTTAGGACTCAGGATGAGATGGAAAATTTGATTAGGTCTGATGCTGTTAATGATATTAAGTCAGAAAACTGTATTGAGTGGGCAAGACAATTTTCTTATGAAAATATGGTTAATAGGTATGAAGAATTGTGTTATGAGGCGATTGATACAGGTGGTTGGTAAATTTTCTTTACTAGCATTTGCGGATAGTCAGACAAACTTTACTTAAAAGGAAATTATTAAATGTTTCTTTACATCACTTGTGATAGAATTGGCAATGGAACTGGTGGTGGCACAGTTACCAAAAATGAATTGGAAGCACTTAGCAATTTGGGTCCAATTGATGTAGTTAATCCTCAACCAACTCAAGATCCGTTTGAAGCAGAAAATGTAATTGATATTCCCAATTTAGAAAAATACAAACTAGCACACTTTTATGCTGGAACATTTCCTAAATTAACTAAAAAATTGAAAGAAAAAGGTATCAAGATTTCTTATACGGCAGCAGCCCACGATATTAAAGCAAGCCAAGAGGAATTTAAAATCCTTGGCATTCCTTATGACTTTCCACACATTAGCAATCCCGTACTATGGAATCAATATATATCAAGTTATATTGATGCTGATCTTGTTATTTGTCCAAGCAAACATAGCAATAAAGTAATGCAAGAATTTGGCTGCAAAAACACAACTGTAATACCTCACGGATGCTATGAAGGGGTTAACTATCCTTATCCTAAAACCTTTTCAGTAGGGTACTTGGGTCAAATTGGACCAGATAAAGGAGTTAAATATTTAATTGAGGCTTGGGCAAAATTGAATTATAAGGATGCAGTATTAACATTTGCAGGACAGCAATCGCCATATTTGATTCATATGATTCGTCAATTTGGTGGTAGAGCTAATTATAATATTTTAGGTTATGTGAAAACATTAGATGAATTTTTTAAATCAATTAATGTTTATGTCCAACCGAGTGTTACGGAAGGTTTTGGAATTGAGATTCTTGAAGCCATGACATTTGGAAGACCAGTTATTGCTTCATACGGAGTTGGTGCTGCTGATTGTTTGAATAATAATTGTAAACTAGTATTGAAGAAAGATCCCAACTGTATTGCTAAAGCGATTGATTGGTATAAGAACAATACATGGGATTATAGAGAAGAATTAATGTCTTATGTTAAAAAATACAATTGGAAAAATATAAGGGAATGTTACATTAATACTTGGAGAGGAATGTTAGAATCATGAGTTATACTTTTCCGTTTACGAAAAATGTAATTGAATTGGGTGGAGGAGACAATCCTTACTTCCGTCCAAATGTTGATGTTCGTTCTGGTGACACTGTGGATGTAGTGGCTGATTTCAATCAATCTTTGCCTCTTACAAATTCCACATACGATGGTGTTTTTAGTTGCTATTGTATTGAACATCTTTCTTGGCGTAAAGTCAAACTTTTTGTTTCAGAAGTATTTAGAATTCTTCGTGATAGTGGCAAAGCCGTTTTTATAACAGCTAACACAAAAAGACAAATGGAATGGGTATTGAATCAAGAAGAATGGAATGATGACAGTTCTTCCATTATATTTGGTGATCAGAATTATGATGAAAACACGCACAGAAACAGTCTTTGTCCTGTTTATGCAATCAAGCTAATGCGTGAAGCAGGGTTTGAAAACATAGTAGTTTTACCACATGGGGAATTAGGAACAGACATGATTATTGAAGTTACAAAACCAAAAAAAGAAGATCGCAAAAGTCTATTCGACAAACATTACTTCAATGGTGGTGGCAAAGTTGGCGGTTACGCTCATGAAGGATATTGGGATTATCCTGTTCACTGGGTTACTTATCAAAAAGTAATGGAACACAATCCCGAATCCATTCTAGAGATTGGTGCTGCTAGAGGGTACATGGTTAAGAAATTTAATGATGCTGGAGTTAGGTCTAAAGGATTAGAAATCAGTCATCATTGTCAACTAACCAGAGTTACCAATGATGTGATTGAATGGGATATTTGTCAGACTCCTTGGAATTTCAAAGACAAAGAATTTGATTTAGCGTTTTCAACAGCGGTTTTTGAACATATTCCAGAAGAACATCTTGATGCTGTTTTGAAAGAAATGGATCGAGTTAGTAAGCGTGGCTTGCATGGTGTTGATTTTGGTGAAAATGATGATGGATTTGATAAAACTCATTGTACTTTGAGAACTAAGGAATGGTGGCTTGAAAGAATGCCATCAACGCAATTGGTTGTTGACAAAGAAGACTTAGAGCGTGGAAATATTGCTGTCAACATTCCTGCTGGCGACAATAAACTTAAGGTTAACTTTGGCAGCTTTATTAATATGTTCCATTACGGATGGATCAATACTGATGTTTTGAATTTACAAGATTTTGCATCTAGGCACAAATACAAGTTTTTAGCAATTAATGCACAAAATCCATTACCTTTTCAAAATGAAACTATTGATTTGGCTTATTCAAGTCATATGTTTGAACACTTGACTGTCGCAGAAGGTATCAGTTTCCTTAGTGAATGTTATCGTTGCATGAAAAAAGGTGCTGTATTGCGTATTGCAGTACCAGATGCTGATAAATTGATTAAATATTATCAAGCCAATCAATTGAATGTATTTGATGAAATTAACGATGGCTGTGCTAGAAATGAATTTGAATCAGGTAAATTATGGTCATTGCTATTTGAAGGTCATAAGATTGCATATGATTTTGCTGGTTTAAAGACGTTGGGTGAAAAAGCAGGATTTGTTGTTGAAAAGAAAACATTTTGTAATGGAAACAAACAAATTATTAAAGAAACAATTGACATGTTGCCTGAAATTAGTTTGTTTGTCGAAATGACAAAAAATTAATTCCAATGTCTTGTACAATTAGCCATAATAAAACCACATGTAATTATATTTATCACCCAAAAGAATGTACGAATGATCACTGTTAAGCAGTGATCATTCTCATTTAAGTCCAAGGCTCTTCGCCAAATAACTAAAAAATCTTTCATAACTTTATCCAAAATAAAACCGTAACAAATTGTTACGGTTTTCAGGGGATGTCTTGACGCTGTTAATCTTCAGAACAATCCTTAATCACATACCGGAGCAGGAAACAGCAAAAACGCCCACCACTATGTGAAACCAATTATATTTATACAGGTCATTAATATTTTTTTGCAGGTAAATATATAATGTTATCATGGATATTAACGAAACATACAAAAACTCAGGTCTTGGTAAATGGTTTGACGAGAAATGGGTAGACATTTCTCGCAAAGACAAATCAGGCAAACATCCACCATGTGGTGCAAGCTCCAAAAAGGGGTCTAGAAAGGGCGATCAGAAGAAAGCCTACCCCAAGTGCCGTCCAGCAAAAAAAGCCGCTGCAATGAGTCCTGAGCTTAAAGAAAAGGCTACTGCCCAAAAACGCAGAGCAGAAAAGAAAAACCCTCATCACAAAGGGAGAAAACCAGTTATGGTATCTCACGAAAATCTTAGTGAAGGCAAAAACTTGCCAAATAATCCCAAGTTGTGGGCACAATCAAAAGCTAAAGCTAAAAGAAAATTTGATGTGTATCCATGTTTGCCTGTATCTTATCCAGCTTTAACTAAGGATGGGTGGAAATACGTTAATGAATTAAAAGTTGGAGATGAGATTGCTGCATTTGATCTTAATGAAAGAATAAGGAAATTTGTTAAAATAGAAAACATACACATCCATAAAAATGCTCCTGTGCATGAAATTTACACTGATGGACATTATTTCTGCACATCTACCCTTGATCATAAATGGGTTATTGAACAGAACGATCAATTATTGCTTGAATCTACAATGGGATTTCAATCCTATACCAAATTGTTTGTTGATGAAGGAATGCCTTTACTAAGCAATTTTGAAATACATCCATCTGGTAATGAAATGGTTTGGTGTCCAGAAACATCATTAGGCACATGGGTGACCAATATTAATGATCAACCATGTGTTACAGGAAATTCAGCTTATGCAAATGCATGGGCAGCAAAAGACTATAAGAAACATGGCGGCACATGGCGCAAAAGCAAGAAAAAATATATGTTGAAAGAACACAACATGCCAAGTTTCAACGAATGGCTAGAGAAAAGAGAAAATCAGTAGACCAGTGTTCTATTTCTGGTAAATTTTCATTTTGATTAACATAAAGATAACCAAAAGCAAGACTTCTGTTGAGCATCATTTTGGTTAAATTGTCTTCTGGTTGATTAACAATTTCAATTTCGCCTAAAGACAAATAATCAAAATAAAACAAACCAGAACTTACACCTTCATAATTGTGTAAATTTTCAAGAACATCTTTAGCAACTTCATAAATTTCGCCAGAAATAGCATTCGTACCATTCTTGGCTTTTACTAGTGCTGGATATCTTCCACAATTAAGTAATTTATATTCTGGTTGAAGTTCAGCCATGGCTATGAGCTTTGACCCTTCAAGTCTATTGTAAGCTCTTTCACCCTTTTTCAATGTTCCGTAAACAAATAAAGGAACTTTTTTTGTTATTGTCTTTAGATTGTACATTTATTGCGTCCTTGAGGAGAAAATCCAAATTAAGTTAGTTACCGTTACTCATTTAATTTGTATAAACATACAAGGAGGCTTCATGTTAGTACTTACACGCAAGTTATACGAAAAAGTTTACATCAAAACCCCAGAAGGCAAAGACATTGCCTTAACAATCTGTGGAATTCAAGGTTATGGTAAGAACGGAAGAGTAAAAATCGGTATCGATGCTGACAAAGACTATGTGATCGCAAGAGAAGAACTTCTTGGTCGTCAAGACAAGCTTGAAGAAGAAGATGACAGTGACATTTTATTTAGTAATTCCTGAAATTCCTGCCATGATAAACAATCCTCATAGGACTTGATGATCAATTGCCATGATTGATCATCAAGTTCTGCTTCATACTTTATCTGACTAAGACTTACACCATTATATTTTTCTACTGATCTGAATACGCTTAACAATTTGTTTCTAAGTGAGCTTTCAACCATGTGATTGCATTTATCACAAAAAATAATTCCATCGTGCAAAATTTGAGGGAATGGTTTTCCGCAAAATGGGCAAGAAGATATTTTCATCTATCATATTTAATCAGGTATATAAAAAAACCCACAACTTTTGTTGTGGGTTTTATATTTTAACTAAATCAAAATGTTATAGATCGCCAGTTTCATCATCATCTTCATCTTCTGGTTCAGACTTTGTCTGAGTGAATCCAGCATTCAAATTAAGACCAGCATCAATCATTTTATCTGTCCAGCGATAAATGAAATCTTGATAGCTGATTTTCTCATCAAACATTGCCTTAATCATATCGATAAAGCAATTGTTGAGAATCGGTGGAATTGATTCTTGTTCTTCTGTCATATGTCCACGGTTGATAGAAGATTCAATCTCTTTCATCCAAGCATCTTTGATGCTTTTGATAGACATCTTTGGCTTCTTGGTAGCTTTTGGAGATTCATCATCTGATTCTTCATCAGATTCGATGTCAAGACCAACTTCATCAAGAGCTTGTTCAATGTTTTTGGTATTAATTTTTGGAGAAATTTCATTCTTCTCCCGTTTCTTTATTTCCAAGGTGGTGGAATGCTTTTCAAGCAAAGCATCAGCATCAGTAATATCTCCAATATCACCAAATTCTTCTGCTTCTTCTTTCTTCTTTTTAGCAATCTCTATCTTTCTGTTGGTGTTTTTAATAGCAAGATTAGTCTTTTTTACTTTTTCTTCAAAATCTTCTTCTGCTTTTTCCAAAGCTGCCTTGTAAACATTGTGGCGTTCTTGCTCTTCTTCAATGTCCATTAAAGAATCAGCAGCAGTGGCATTAATACTACCGTTTAGCAAAGCATCCTTGATAACAGGATCTTTGTTAACTTTGGACAACAGTTTGCTAATATAGCGCAACCAAGAAATGGTTTTACCACACATCTCGACAATTTTCTTTTCTGTCATCCTAAAGTTGATGCAATAATCAACAAATCGGATGCTAGCATTTTCACCAAAAGAAACTTTATTGCTATCACTATCAAAAGCCCTGCTGAAACAATCAGCTGGTGAAAGGTTATTAAAAACCTTTACAATAACTTCTTTGTAAAGATCTTTAGCTGCCACCCACTGGTTGGTATGATTGTCAAAGCAAGGAGCGTTTTCACTGATTAACTGAGAAATAGCTTCGTGTCGGCGATGACCATCAAGAAGACCACATTCTCCGTTATTGGCATTGATGTTAAGATTTTCCATCAATCCTTTGCTTCTGATAGATTCTTTAAGACTATCGATTTCTTCCTTAGAAAATCCGTACATTTCTTTTTTATTGTTATCGAGAATTCTAGGATTGAAGAAAGAAAACTCAAACTCATCAAAATCTTTAGCTGGTTTAATATCAGCAAAAGCAACACGATACAGACCGGCTTCAACATCAACTGCTTTCATGTGTAACTTCCTTGGCGTTAACATGGGATTCTCTTCCCACATGAAACAAGCTTAGACAATTTCACCAACTAGGTCAAGGGTTGTTTTGCTTTACTCTTTTAAATTATTAAGAGGGCAAGGAAATGCGAGAAGAACAGTTAAATCTTGAAGTTTTTAAAACTCATCCACAAGCCTGTAGAATCGCAAGAGCAGAAAAAACTCTCAATGAAAGTGCCGACCAGAATGGCATCAAGTGGTGTATGCCATACAAGATTGCCAACCAAATGGGTTTCTGGATATATCCTCCTATAGACTTTGAGATCACTTGGCATGGAGGTAAAGATTTTACTTATAAAAATTATGAAGAATATGACGATTCAGATTACGGAATAATTTCTAGCATTTTAAGAGCACCAGAATTGGCTAAGATGGAAAAATGGTGCAGTACTGGAACGGGAAGATCAAAATTTACATATGGATTGGTTGAAGCAGGGGTCGTTCAGGTTTACACAGGATGCATATTTAAAACTAATCCAAATTGGTGTTTGCAAATTAGATCACCTATAAACTTTCCTGAACGGCAACATTACTACATCATGGAAGGTATGCTTGAAACAGACTGGATGCAGTATGACATATGGATGAACCTTGTATTCACACAAAAATTTAAACCAATTAGATTTAAGCCTAGTGATAAAACTCCAATTGCACAATTAGTTCCTGTTCATAGACAGTCATTTACATCAGATTGGACTATGACTGAGCAAATGATTAATGCTGGGGATGTTAATGCTCAAAAAGCTGCTAGATTTTATGCTCAATATAATGTTCAAAAATTTACATCAGGTGGCAACAACAATATTAGTAGCTATGATAAAAAAGACAGCACAACATTCGTAAAACAAAAGCAAAAGAATTTAAATAAAGACGGTTCTTGCAAGGTTATTGAAACTCCTGCAAGAACCAAAAGAAAATTATTGAAAATCAAGCAAAAAGAGATTGGCGACAGACAGTAATAGCTGGCAACCATGCACTGTTGGTTGTGCTGCACTGATTATTATAATTAATTTTTGGGCAGCTTGGTGGGAAAGCTCTGATAGTTACAGTAACTGTTGCCCCTAAGCTATTAATACAGCTAATCGAATTTGTAAATACGGAATTGTCCATAGATCCTCCTTTTAATATATTTAGGATCTACTTTTTAATTTTATTTAATAAATTTATATTTGACTTCATTACATCTAAATTTTTCCTATTTTTATTAACTAAATATTTTATTGTCTGAGATCCGATGTGTTTAACATAGCTTCTATTTGAGTATGCAATCTTATATCCGATCTTATTTAATTTATAGCAAAATCCTTCATCTTCAAACCATGCAAAAGGAAATTCTGGAATACCATTAACATTTCTCCATGCAGATAAATCAAAAATACAACAATACATTGGAAGAAAATTATTTGAAACAATTTCTGGTGGATCATCAGTAACTTTATTTTTCTTAAGTATATTTTCATTTATTTGAGGATTATTGCTAACAGCAGAAATAAAAGCTACTGACTGATTTCTAAGAAGAATAAAGTCGTTATACAAATTTGTTAAAGAATTTCTATCTTCAAACAAAACATCACTATGAAGCACAGCCACAGTTGCTCTTTCAGATGCTGAAACACCTTTGTTAACACTTGCGCCGAATCCAATATTTTTTTCATTTTTAACAATTTTGATTCTTTTATTATTTTCATAAATTTTTACAAAATCTTTATTAGGTGAGTCATCATCAACAAGAATTACCTTATTAACGATGCTGGGAGAATATCTGAATATATTTTCAATTAAGTTTGCTACATTTTCATAACATGCATGAAAAGGTATTATGAGATCTAGTAATTTAGATTTTTCATTAGAAATGATAACTGTTGGTCTTGAAATGTTTTTTTCAGTTGTCATTTTCTAGCTCAATGTTCCAATAAGTTGTGTCAAGCCATTGTTTCCAGCTAGGATAAAAGGTTTGCATCTTTATTTCACGATATTTTGGCATTACAGGTTCTTTAAGAAGTTTCATACCGCTAGGAAACTTCTTATGTTTAACTTCATGTGGCAATCTGCCACCTTTAATTTTGTTACACTCTGGACAACATATGACGCAATTTTCCCAAGTTGTCATACCGCCTTGGCATCTAGGAAGCACATGATCAATCGTTAATTCTTCTGTTCCCGGTTTTATAGCACAATACTGACACTGATAATTATCTCTTTTATAAAGATTGCTACGGCAAAAGATAACTCTTTGCCTTGGGATCTTGTCATAAGAGTTAAGTTTTATTACCTGTGGTATTCTAAAAGAATAATTTACAGTACTGATTGTTTCTTCATTTTCCTGTGGTTTCAAAACACTCCATTGATCCCAAGTATATGGGGAGCAATCAATATCAATAATTTCTGCTTTATTTTTGTTATTATCGTTATTGAATACAAGGCTGAACGCCTTGTAAAGAGGAGTTGTCCCAACAGCAACCCAGCTCTTATTGAGGACAAGAACTGGTTTTGTCAATTTTTGGTCCATCGATTTATTTATGGAGCAGCTTTTTCTTTTGATTTTAAAAATCGTATTCAATTGAATCCGCTCTCCAGATAAATTCTTTTTTACCATTGATGCGATTGATGGTACGAGCCAAACTGAAAAAATAATCACTGAGACGATTAATAAAAACTTGAATCAAAGTATTGATTTCTTGATCAGTTTTTTGTGTTGTCAGATAATCACAAAACAATCTCTCTAAACCTCTTGTTTTAGAGCGACAAATGTGAGCAAAAGAAGCAGCTTGTGTTCCATAAGGCAAAATAAAATTATTTATTTTTTCATTTTCTTGTTCTTGAACATCAACTTGATATTCAATTGTTGCAATTGCTTTTTCTAAATTTTCCTTTTTTATTGGTGTGCTGTAACCCAAAAAAGCACCAATATGAAATAAAATAGACTGAATTCTCATTTGAAAATTCACGAAACTTTCTTGATAACTTTTCTTTTCCAGCAAATAAACTAAGTATCCGAGATGGCTATTCAAATCATCTATTTCACCAATCAGACAGATCAGTTTATCTTGTTTTGGCGTTTTGGGGTTATTTTTTGTATAAGTAACCCCTTTATCGCCATAACCTGTATAAAGCGAAGATTTACTTGCCATATTTTGCGCCTGATTTAGGTTTCTTGTTTTTCACTAATGGTTTATAATGTTGAGGAGGAGGTGTGTTCTTCACGAACTTATCTCCACATTTATCACACAGATATTTAGACGGAAGATTCTGTCCTATGTGTTCAGCATGAATATAACCGCCACAACGACATCTTCTTGGATAACCATTAAGGCATTCATCGCAAAATGATTGTCCTCTCTGGTGCTTAGAATTGTTAATGCTTAAGAAATTCATGACTAGCTCCCGTATCACTCTTCTTCTGTAAGAGAATCCCCAACACTATCAAATGCTTTGTTGAAAATCAAAATTTGAAAATTTTGTACTAATTGTAGAGCTTCTTCTCTGGCAAAACCATTATCAATAAGATTCTTAAAATAAACACCAATAAAATTGGCAAATGGTTCCATCATAGCACTAGCTTGTTCAAAGTTTTGAACCATTTTAAAATAATCTTTATCAGCCATTTTTAATCCTCGCTTAAATTAATATAGCGTGGAAAAACAGTTTTACTTGCCTATGACAACGCTGTTTTTTATTTCGCCAAATATTGGTTTTTTAGAATCATCTTGTTTCAAAGATAGTTTTAATGATTCGTTTTCCTGTTGCAATTTAGAAATCATTTCTAAACTTTGCTTATCTTTAGGAGGATCTCTAAGAACAATGCCTAATCCCAAAAATATGCCAAATAAGAAAATACCAACGCTTCTAAGCAATCCATAAATAAATCCAACAAGACTAAAAATACGATGGTAAGAACGGTCTTCTACAGTTGTTGGAGAATTTACTGTTGTATCGGTTTCTACTGTCATTTTATCACCTCTTAATAGGATTTTTCCGAAATTATTAATATTCCATTTTGCAATATATTTATGCATGATTATGCATTTCAAATAATTCTGCTTAACCAACTTTTAGTTTCATGATTAAAAACTTTAGAAGATGTCTTATCGTAATCTTCAAATATATCAAAGCATTTTCCATATGAATCAATATTATCTAAAGTTCTCATTATAAATGACAATGGTATATTTTCATACCTTTTAGAAAATGCTTGAGCCATTTCTCTTCTGCTTTTAGCCTTTTGCATTACCAATCCCCCTATTGATCCTTGCCAGAATAGCTTTAGCTTGATCTTTATGAGCAACACTTTTGCTGTAACGAACTATTCTCTTTAGTAACCAAACTTTAACCTTCATGAGATTTAAGTCTAATAAGCAGAATGATTTAGCATCAGAAAGTCCAAGGAAAACTAAAGCTTCTTCTATTGTCCTTTTGTCCTTGACTATAGGCGTTGACATATTTTTAACATTTTCAACAAAATTAACCAATAATAAAATGAAATTTTTAACAGTTTCTCTGCTAAGTGTTCCTTCAGGAAACCTAAATTCTATTGTTTTTCTTTTAAACTTTGTTCGAGAAGCAACAAAGTAATTCAACAAATTAAGTGAATATCTTTTTTCTGTAGGACTTCTTAAGTTTAAAACTTTTGGTCTAAAATGCTCCCACAATTTTTTCCCTGTATTCAAAGATTCTATTATTCCATCAAATGACATTTTCTTTAATTTTACTTTTTTACAATATTTATTAACAGTTCTGCGAAACGGTACTGCACTAAACAAAACATCTTCAATCATGACCCAATAACCAACCAGATTGCCTACTTGTTCTTCAAGAAAATCAGAAACATTAACATGAATATGATAACCACAATTATCATTTGCTCTTACTTTACGTCTTTTTAAAGATGCAGCAACTCTAGCTATTTTTTCTGCATCTTCAATTCCAGATGCTACAAAAGATGCTATCTCGTATCCACCTTCATTCATGCCATTCGATCTGACTTTTTTACCACAAGATGCATCAGTTTTAACAACCCAATGACTATTATTAACAGATTGGCTGTAATTTGCTATAGAAACTTTCATTTTAGTGGTATTTTTTATAACGCTTGATATGGCTGATCTTGAAATTTCATTTCCAACTTCCAGTTCAACACCGAAGTTTCTTGCGGAATCAAATTTTTTGTAACTGACTCTCATAAAAGAACTCCAGTGCCATCATTAATAAAATAGTAAGGATTTTAAAGATCTTCTAAATTTTTAGGTCTGTAGCCTAAAAAATATGCAAGGTTCATAATGTTTTTCTGTTCTTCAACAATAAGATTTACTATTTTTTGATCATTTTCTGTCAAAGCTACAACAACTTTCTCATCATTGTCTGTTACGACTTTTACTAATTGCTCATGATCTGAGAAATTTTTTTCCAAATTTTTATGTAAAAATTCTACAAGCAATTTGAATGCATCAGCATTATCTTTTAAAACAAGATAATTTTGTCGATAATAAAAGTAAGAAAGACCAATTGAAATAAGTAGAAAGAATATGTTAATGCCCAAAAGGACTTCAAAAATCATAATAAAGTTCCAATAGAAAAACTAAGCACAGGATTCGCTAGCCACGCACTAGACAAAAACAAGTTAAGCCTGTCGTTAATATTAGAAGAGTTAACAAAAATTGTATTATTAACTTGTAAATTAAGAGTTTGAACATTCAAATTTGTTCTAAAATTAAAATTATTAGCACTAAAACTTGGACATATGTAATCACTTGATAAAAATATTATAATACTTGTTTCAGAATCATTAAAATCAACAGTAGATCTACGAATGACAGAAGAAAATATCCAATTATATCTATTTGCAAATTGATTCAATTCACCTGTACAGTACAGATTAAAAGAAATGTACCAACTCTCATCTTTGTTTACAAAAGATGATATACCATCAAATCTTAAGTTTCCAGCATAGCAACCAATTATTTCATTATATGTCATTGATACAATTGTTGGAATGACTATATTGTTTCTATTTGTGAATCTTGTCAATTCACTAGATCTTGTCAAATTATGTCTAAGCTGTATTTGATAAGGTACGTTCTTGCAGTCACAAATATCTGATCTTGAAATACCACCAAAGCCAACTAAATTATTAGGAATCTGAGAAGGAATTCCTAACGTGCTAAGTTCTACAGAACTAATATCCATGCCAAAATCTTGAACATATGTTCCTAGATCAGAACCTCTGGCACCTCCAGACCCTGACATAGAAGCGCCACCACTACCTATAAAAGCTGTTCCATCAATACCACCAATTTGAGAAGCAGGTGCTGTGCCTGAAGAAATCATCCCAAGACCAGACGAAATATATTGATTTTTCTTAGAAAAATAAACAGCAGAACCGACTAATTCTCCTCCACCGTCTCCAGTTATTTGGTTGTTATCAGTAACTCCAAATGAAATAGCAGTAAAATTAACATGTCCTTTAATTGCAACACAAAAATCAACACATTCAGCATTCTGACAAAAATCTGTTATTTCAGTATATCGACCATAATTTTCTCTACTTGGATTGCTTCCACCATATGGTCCAGATAATGTGTTTGACCAGATAGAAACAGTATCGACATCCATCATTAAATCAATATTTTTTAACTGTTTGCAAACTTCATTTAAGCTTTTAGCACATATTGTATGAATAATGGTTTGTTCGTTTGGACCACCAGTACCAGCTACTATTTGAGCATCAGCAGCTTCATTCCTGTATGGATAAGATTCTATTCTATAGCAATATGTTGGTTGTGTGCCTAGATCGTAGGCAACAACCAGATCTTTTTCAAAATCTACTAAAGCCATATTAAATTCTTTCGACAATTGCAGATATCAATGGATGCCTTACAATTGATGAATCTGGCAAGTCAACTACGCCAATTCCTTTAACGTCTCTGAGTCTTTCCACAATTTCCATAACTGCAATTTTACCGGGCAAGTCTGATTGCTTAGGATCGCCTGTGATGATCAATTTACTGTTCTGTCCCAATCGTGTAAGAAACAATTTTAATTGGGTATAAGTACAGTTTTGTGCTTCATCAAGGATGCAAACAGAATTCTTGAAAGTACGACCACGAAGATAAGCTAGTGGCGCAACTTCAAGAGATTTATTAAGAGCCATGCGCTGTGGTCCTTCTGTGCCAACCAATTCATCCAATGTGTCATAAATAGGAAGCATGTAAGGATGGACTTTATCTTCAAACGATCCCGGCAAAAATCCAAGACGTTCACCAGCTTCAACAATAGGTCTGGTAATTGTTATTTTTTGTGTTTCCTTTCTTAGGAAACTATAAACAGAATATGCGGTAGAAATGAATGTTTTACCGCTACCTGCACTGCCCAAAAGGAAAACAATATCATTGTCTTGAATTGTTTCCCAACATTTTTTTTGTACAGAATTAAGGAACTCAATATGAAAAAGCTCCTTTTTCTTGGCGCTAGCATGAACTGGTTTCTGAATTTCTTCAGGAGTTGGTTTTTTTCTTCTTTTCATACCCATATATAGGGCATGAGAAGTTTTATTCAGTTCGTAGAACAAAAATCTGAAGAACAAAAAAATTTAAAAGCAACAATTGATAAGTTGCCTAAAAAACATCGCATGTTATTAGCAAACTTTAAAATAAAGCTTACTTGCAAAAACACTCTAGATAATGATACCAATCACATAGGAAATATTAATAAATATGACATAGTGGTAGCAGCACCTTGGAATTATGGTAGAGAATTTACAACACTTCATGAAATCGCACATCTTGTTTTTGAAAAACTTGTTACAGAAAAACAAAAACAAGAGTGGAATAAACTTTGCAAAAAGTTTTATAATAAAAAACCTAAAATGAATTGTGAAGAAGTTTTTTGCATGGTTTATGCTTCAAACTACTCAACTCATCATATAGAAACCTATAACATTCCAGAATTGACAGATTTTATCAAAACTTTAGACTAACCACATTTATTTCCGCCACAGCATGGCTTTTTTGGGGCTGTAATGCCACATTTGTCTGGAGCAAGACATTCGGTCTTCTTTTTAATTAAACTGTACACAAGCGTGTTTTTGATGATTTCAACAGAATCAATATTATAAGTTGATAATGTATCTGTTTCGTATTCAACTACTAAATCCATGTCCATTTCATTTTCTATTAATGTACTAAGAATGATCTTCCTGATCTTGCCAGCATTAATGCGATGATCAAAATCATTAGCCACCCATAATTGAATAGAAGCATAATTTTCATTACGTTCTACGCCGCCACAATCTCTAAATTTTTTATTGATAGTAGCAGCTTCTGTGACATGAAAATGAAATGGTATAAATTTACCATCAGGAGTCTTAAAAGCTACTTTATTATCTTCTGAAACAGTATCAAGATTCTTAAAAAAACTACTTACTTTCATAATTATTCTCCTTTAAACTGATCTAGCTTGTGCCTGACTCACAATCTTTGGCAGAAGTGCCAATGCTTCTTCAGAAAGCTTTTCATATGTGTTAACATCAACAGAGAATGCCTTGTAATGATGAACTAAGTTATTCTTCATTACTTGTGGTTTAAAGCCTTCCTGTTGTGCTCTGAGTGTTGCAATGAAGGCATTACCAACAAGAGGAAGTTGTTCTGGGAAAAGATTAATCTTCTCCATGCATTGTCTTGTTGTGAGCAAACACCATTCTTGAACAAATTCAACTTTTTGATTGCCGATCATATACTGACCAGATTCAAGTCCTACAAATCCGCTCTTATTTGCTTCAGCGACATTAATCATCAAATCAATCCAAGCTGGATTAAGAATGACGACATCGTAATGCATGAAAATAACATATTTGCTGTTCTTATTAGCATGTCTGAATCCAAGATTAGCTGCTGCGCTAAAATAAAGATTCTTGTCATTACGAACAACTTTGACATCCTTTTCAAGATCATCAAGGAATGTCTGAGTTTCTGGTCCGCTAGCATTATCAACAACAATAATTTCATAATTATTGTTGATTGAATTTACAGCAATTGATTGCAAGCAAATATTAAGATATTCTGGTTTGTCCTTGTGTACGATTACAATAGACACAGAATCTTGTATATTTGCTTTAGCAAGATCAATCTTAAGTTCGTTTCTATTCTGAATATCAGGTTGCATATTAATCCTCTATTTCAACTTCATGTACATTTCGTTCAAAAACGCAGTTAATTGTTTGATCTTTTGTTTTTAATGGTTCACTGTAAACTCTTGGCACAGAGTTCATGTACTTCTGTGCCGATTCGGTTGAACTAAATGATTTTTCTATTTTAACGACAGTAAGTCTGCCATCTATTTCATTCCCAACATTAACAACAATATAAGCTTTCAATTTCATGCTCCAGTTGAACCGAAACCGCCAGCACCACGTTCAGTCTGATCTAATGAAGTAACAAAAACAAATTCTGTATCAAGATTCTTATCAAAAAACATTTGTGCTACTCTTGTTTTATTTGCCAACTTGTAAGGATTCTTGCCAGTATTTGTTAACAAAACACAAATCTCACCTCTGTAGTCACTATCAATTATTCCCGGCGAGTTGCTTACAACAATGCCTTTGCTTGACAATCCACTTCTTGAAACAATTTTAGCATGATAGCCATTTGGTATGGCTAATGAAAATCCAGCTTTTACTTTGATAGTATCAAGTGGATATATTGTTATTTCATCTTCTTCAAGTTTTGCTTTTAGATCAAGTCCCAAAGACCCAGCAGTTGACTTCTCTGGAATAAAAAACAAATCTTCACACAAAATTTGGATCGGTAGGGGGGAGGTCATCTTTACCTTGCTCCTGTTTGGCTTCTTCGGAAATTGTATTCCTCATCGCAATGATGTCATCCATTGTAATAGTATCAAGTTTCTTTTTCAAATTCTTTTTTTCTTGTTTTGGCAATGATTCTTCAATAATTTTAGAAATATTAATTTCCATATTTAAAACAAATGATTCAAGTGCGCCATCAGGACACTTATTCAATTTTTGCAACATTTTTTGTTTAATTTGTTCATCTTGAATTTTTGCTTCAATCAATCTTTTGACTGAATCATGTGTCCAATTAGAAGAACGACCTTGAGTTCTCAATAAATAATTCCTATCAGACATTGATGATTTCTTAACATTGGAACCAAAATTAAAATTCGACTTTTCAATACTCATAAAAATTCCTTTACAAAATGATACATACTAAGATAATGATTGGATTCAAAAAATTTATAGAAAATAAAAACCCATTTTCAGGTTTTAACAAACCGTTCCCCGGAGCTGTACAAACAAGCAGTGACACCGGATCACAAGCTGTTTCAACATTTGGATACTCTGGAAGACCGAACCACTTACCAGATTTAGACTTAGCTATAAATGATGGTGAATTTGGCATACCAGAAGTTGTAAAAGAGAAAATGGTAACTGTTTTGAATGACAAGAAAAAAATAATTGAAATTGAATTAGAAGACGGGACTAAACTTTACTTTAGTCCCGGTCAATACAGATCAATTCAAGGGGATTTGCCTATCATCCCTAATAAGACCAAGCTAAAAGTCGCTTTCCAAAGACACGGAAAGGACATTAGCTCTGATTCATCAAATATAACTCGTATAGAAGCGTCATACTGTGGTCCTCAATATTTAAGAAACGCCTATAAAATTAAAAATGTTTCTTTCAAACCAGTACAGCTTTGATGGTTGATGGTTCAACCAAAACTCGTTCACGTTCAGATTCTGGTCCATAATCTGGAACAGGAACTGCGCCGCCTGAGATAACAACTCTATCACCGACATTAAAGCCATAATTTTCGGTCTTGATAGATGGACCTACTGCCAAAACAATTGCCTGAAAATCATCTTTTTGCTTCTTGTTAGTCAAGAACAACTTTGTGTTTGCTAGTTCTTGGGTTGTCAAGAGTTCAATCAAAACCTGTGAGCCACAAGGCTTACAGCCAGTAACCTTCTTCAAATCTGCCATTATTAAATCTCCATAGGACTACAATTTAAATGAGTGTATTAATTTGTTTTTTGTGGAGCTAAACGACAGATAAGACGTGTGCCTTCAAATTTTGGATTAGATTCTACCAAGCAAACTTCTTTACACTTTTCCAAAATTGCATTAATTTTTTCAAATCCAACTTCTTTATGTTGCATTTCTCTAGATCTAAATTTCATTGTAATTTGAACTTTTTTCTCATCTTGCAAAAATTCAACAATATGCTTGATCTTGGTTTCTAAGTCATGTTTGCCAATAACAGGAGACAATCTAATTTCTTTTGATATTTGAGCAGTCTCTCTTTGTTTTTTATTATTTTCCTTAATCTTCATTTTTTGTTCGTATTTATATTTTGAATAATCAAGAATATGACAAACAGGAGGAATTGCGTTTGGAACTATTTCAACAAGATCCAATCCCAAATCAAAAGCCATGTTTCGGGCTTTCTCTGTTGGCATAATGCCCAAGACTTTTCCATCTTGCATGACTCTTACTTGGGGGATACGAATCTGAAAATTTACACGCAAACGATTAATGTCCGACAAATTAACACTCCGCTGTTGGGCTAGCTGAAACCTCTACTATGAAGCCTTCCTTGTCGTTAGGGAATCTTCTTGCCCATTCGACACCAAGACCTAATTCGCAATGATAATCAATATTGCTAGCTGGTATTATATCAATGCTATCAAGGCTTGTTAATAGGTTCATTTTTAAGACTTTAAACTCGAAATAATATTTACCTATAAAACAAACGTCTTCTGGCTTCCACTCATAAATGAGAAAGCTTTTCTGCAAAACATTAAGAGAAATTGTTCCATCGATATTTTCTTTGTCAGAATATACCATTTCTGAAGCAGCAGCAGCATTTATGAATCTTAAAACTTTTACAGGTGTGCCTTTCAACCAAGGACGAATTCTTGTATCACAAGCGCCTCGTTGTACTTGAATGACCTTATTAACATCATCAAAGCCAACAACTGTCATTCGTTCAAAATCTCTACCAGAAGATACATGGAGAATAGAATTTGGACCAACACTATCATATCCAACATTATCAGCAAATTTAATTAAATTGTCATTTATAGTTAAAGCAGTTTTAAGTTTTGCATTTGTCCACATATTTGCTTCAACAACCAAATCTTTCAAATCATATGGTTGTTGATCGCAATCAGTAACTTCAATCCTAAGAGGAGGGTAAGTACTGTGTTGCTTTGTTACATAATCAGGAGTTCCTGAAATAGATGAATTGCAACAATCAGTTGTATTAATCCAAGCAGATTTACAATTAACCATGTTTTTTCCTTCGCCTCTTGCGTTTTGGTTTATGTTTACCGTCAGTTGTCCCAAAAGTATCAATTAATTTGTTCATAATATCAGGAGGAGGAGTGCTGTGGCTCATGAAGTCTGCTCTTAATGGATAAGAACCCTTTCTGCCCCAACCTAGCCTTTGACGAGTCAGAGGAGATGATTCTTGCATTAATCGCCAATCTTCATATTTTATCAGCATTTATCTCCTTAAAATGTCTTGGTTTTATTTTGCCTTGATCTAATTTTCTCAAAGTTTCCAAGTCAATTTCTTGCTTGGCTTTATTATATATGCTCATAAGACTCTTAAATTTATAAAACTGTTTTGAAAGAAAAGAAGCGTTTGCCTTATACCCTGTATGATCAGTAAATAGATAAATATAATTCTCTCCCATAACATAAAAATATTCCATAGCCTCTTTATGAGGACTTTTATCAAAATATTTATATAAGAAAGAATGCTCTTTATTGGCTTTTGATTTTACAAAAGCCAAGTTGAGCCAAAGTAGATTATATTCTTCAAATGTTTTCATACTAATTATTTAGCGGAAAATAAATAAATCTAACCATAAGTAATAAAAACCCAGCTACAAATTTTTTGGGCACCCTGTGGAAGTGCAAATGCTTAATCATTTCTATTACAATAACTACATCTTTTGGAAGCTCTGCATCCATATCATCTTTATAATAAATCGCACTTCCCAATTTAATTTTTTTACCAATAAGCTTGTAAATAAGATCTATTGTGTTTTCAATATCACACTTTTCCAAAGTTGAAATATATTTTTCTTGGAATTCAGCTTTTCCTGAAAGATCATTACCATCTACATCTTTTAAATTAGAAAACACTCTTTCAAAGATGTTTTTTATGTATTCATGTTTTGTGACAGGTACAAAATCTTGATTCTCTTCACCATCAAAAAGACAAACACTGCTCAGACTATGCAGCATATCAAAGACTCCATTCCGGGATATGTCCGCAGTCATTTTATCAATTGAAAGATTTGTGTCAAGAGTTCTTTTGGTCGTATCCAACAATTAAATGCTGAAACACTGGATAACCCGGACAATTATCACCTTGAGGAATGGTAGGATCTTTTTTTGCATTTACATTAGTTTCATAATCTATGTCTTTTTTATACTCAGTTTTCTTGAGACAGTGGAAGTCTGATCCTCCACTGTCTTGAGAAAGATATTTGCAGCAGTTACCTTTGTTATCACTAGCAAGACAGATGTCATAAACCTGATCGATACTCAATGGCATTATTCATAGTCCTCATGCGCTGTAGGTGTAGACCAAGGACCATTTGGATTTTCATGAGCCAATTGATCATATAACTTTTCGATTAAGTATTCTACCTTTTGCTCAAACCAAGCTCTCATATAAAGCTTATCCCCACGCTTATCCTTTGGTGCATCAAGTACAACTCTGACAATATTCTTGTCATCAGTAAAATAATCATCTACAAATTTTTTCATGTAGACTGATACTTTCTGATCTTTCGCAGAAGCAACATCATTTATTTTGTTGTATAAAGATTCTGGAATACCAAAAGTGATTATTTTTTGTTTTTCGGACATGGCTTTTCCTTTTTGTTTTTAACAGGGAAGCTTTCTCTCATCTGACTCTTAAGAATAGTAGCTTCCTTCTCACGCCTCTTCCTGCGTGACTTCTCTGATGGGCTTTCATATGTTTCTCTAAGCCTGTATTCACGCAAGATACCAGCCTTATTGACTGCTTGACGGAATGCACTCATCAAAGCTTTAAAAGACCTGTCACGATGATCGTCATAACCGTTGTCTCTTGAAACTACTCTAACATTTGCCTTTCGTGCCATTTTATTCCTCAATCACTTTCTTTTTAATGCCTATAAACTTGGGGTGAAACTGTTTTACTCTTTCAACTATACTTGCCTGCAAATCAACTGAATATTTATTTTTATTTTCGATATGCTTGTCAAGGTTAGTATTTACAATCTCATAAATTAATTTATCTATGAAAAATAACTTTTTATTAAGCAAACTATAATTTAAATCGAAAAACGTAAAGACTTTAGTATCAATATTTGAATCTGTCATACATAATTCTATATCTTTTTGGTTAGAAACTACGTTAAAATTTCTTTCCGCAATACTAATACTTCTGCAACCACAATACATTGACATTGAATTAAGACCAGAAAAGAAATCAACAAATATCTTAGTTGAAAGCATATACGCCATCACCAAAAACCAATCATCTTCTTGAACAAACAAAACATTAGGATTGTCAATAAAATCCTTAGAAATATCAAACGTCATATAATTCTTTAAAACAACACATTTAATGTTTTTAGAAGTAAAACTTTCTATCACACTTTGGTAAAAAGAAGACGATAATTTATGCAATATTACCTTACCTAAGTGCCATTGCTTGATGAATTTAAAAGGAATTATAAAAACCTTTCTTTCACCTAATTCTGAAATACTTTTAACAATACTTTGATTCAAATAATTTATATTAGGCAAATTTGATTTAACTATATCAATAGAATTTTTACCTATATTTGATCTATTGAAGCCATTCTGAAATAAATTTGCAAATCTAGATGGGTCAATTACGTTTCTGAAAAATTCATTCAAACTTCTAAAAATGACAGTTATTGTATCTGATTTATTTAACATGCCTTCAGTTTTTTCATAAAATCTATCAATATTATCAACAGATTTCTGTGACCATACTTCATCTGCTTGTGCAAAAAACTTAGAAAATCCTTTCCAAGTAACAATTATAATGTACTTGTCTTTAAAATTAATATCATTCTTTAAACTAGGAAATATGTAATTTGCAAAAACTAAAAGATGACTTAATTCTGGAAATATTGGTATTACAATTATTTTTTGTAGATTATCAGGAATATTCCTTGAATCAAACTTCTCTCTAATAAAATTACCTCTTATAGAGGCAGATTCTATAACTTCTTTTATATCAACAGCATTTACCATATGTTTTCTTTGTATTTCTGACTTTGAGCTAATAACATATCATTCGGTCTAAAAAACACGTCTTCAGAATTTTTGTTTACTATAAAATCTATTACTGCATCTTTAAGCATAGTTAGAAATTCTGAAAAATTATCAACTACATCCACAAAATTGGATACAACTAGCTTTTTATCACTATATTTTTTAGTCATTAAGGACAGTCTAAACCCTTCTTGACCTCTGCCAAACATTTGCTCTGGCGATTCTACCAGCACAAAAGGTTTATTCAACAAACTACTTATTCTTGTAGATGCTGTATAGAATTGAAGAGAAAAATCACATTTTTTAACAACTGCAAAAGCTGCTTCCAAATTGCCAACATACTCATGATTCATAAGATTAATAATCTTATCATTATCAATGTTATAACTAGAACTCACTTCTCCAAGCAATACTACTTTGTATCCAAAATCTGTTAGAAGATTGATAACATCATTGTAAAAATCTTTTGGCAAATTTCTGCCATACGTTTTTCTGTTTCTAGCAAATAGAGCAACAGATTTTTCAGGAATCAATTCGTCCGCAAAATCAATATATTTTTGATTTATTTGCGGCAAAGGATAAACATTGTTTTTGTAGTCTTTGCATCCTTGTATCAAAGACTTAATTATTTTAACAGAATTACATTTTGGACAATATACATCGCCCCTGTCTCTTGGAAACTCATGAGAACAAGCAGCACATCTACACGTTAAACACAAATTACCCATCTTATTACCATTAATAACGATGCCTAAATTAGATAATCTTTTTTCAAGACTTGCTATTTCTGTTGAGTGATTTTCAAAAGCATGGGATCTGTCTTTAAGAGACATGAATTCATTGTCTATTTCCCAAAATTCATCGCAGACATCTCTGTAAAAGTATTCTCTACCTTGCCAACCAACAACAATCTTCCTGTATTCTTTAAAATTATTATTAATTCTCGGAATCAAAAATGTTGGTATTATAGATTCACAACCAAATTCACCAAAAGAAAAATAAAACAACTTCTCAGAAAGTTGTTTCTCTTCTTTAAATATATGCTTGTTAAAAACAAGCTCATTAAATAATTCTTTATTTTCTTTTTTTAAATTTAAATACTTATGGCGCACTTCTTTTAATCCGCATCATTTTAGCTGCACGACCACATTTAGGACATTTGAACTGGCGAGGTGTTCCACAGTTCATACATGTTCTAGGAATTTCTGTAAGATGTTTTAGATCATCTGAAATGCCGGTGGATGTTTCTGCCCAACGGCATTTCAGACATCGAATCATGAATTTTTTTTCTAAATCAGACATAGTATTGGTTTGTCTTGTAGTCGCCAACGAACTTATCACTTAACTTAGCGATCTCATCATGTAATTTGTTAAATTTCTTTTCGTTTTTCTTAGTTTTTATTTCATCAAGACCATTTGGTACACTCATCTCACGCTCTAAATCATAAAGCTTCTGCTTTAAATCAACCAATTTCTTCATGTTAGGATCATCTGTCCAACCGGCAGAAACCTTTGTTCTGCCACTCTTGCCAACTCCATCTCTACCATAAGAATCAGAATCTACTTTATTAGGCAAATTAGCTAACTTCTTAACCTTAACAGTCAAACTGGTATCATCAGCATCAGCATCTTCAATACTTGGCTTTACATAATTAAAAGCATCAGGGTTAAGCAAATCATATGGAGATTTTTTTGACTTTTTAGCCTTTGTTTTTGATGTTGCTTTCTTACCTACTTTTTTTTTACGGACTTCATTGAGAATCTGACCATCTCCATCTTCGGAAAATGCTGGTACAGAAGCTTTTAGGATTCTTTCCCAATCGCTCTTGTAGTTTGATAGCGTGTTATCAAAAGATTCCTTCAATGTGCAATACGCTTGATTCTTTACAACCTTCTTGCCGCCATTAGCTTCTTTGCTCTTGGCTTTATCCCAAACTTTGCAAAAGTCTTTCATTTGATCTTTTTGTTTTTCCCAGTCAGACATTGTTGTTGCCTCCATTAAACTATATATTCAACTATTTGCCTTTTTCAGCAACTTGGCAGATTCCTCTGCACTTTTGTCTTTGAATTCTTTGAACCAAGAACTGTTCTTGCCATAATATCTAGTGTTTCCAATAAAAAATACATATAAAGCTTCCTTAGTTTTCTTCAAATATGACAATTTTGATATCAACTTTTCTATACTTATGTCATCATTTATCTTAAGTCCAGACCTGATTAGCAAGGTAAGTAAGCTAAATTTGATCTTAGATTTCCAAAAATCACTTAATTTTACATAAAATAAATTTTTTCTTTGAGTTAAAAATATTTTTGATTTATTTTTTATATTCAAGTGTTTTTCTATAAATTCAAATGTATTACACAATCTTTTCTTCTTGTAAGGAGGAATACATACAATCAGATTTTTTGTATATGGAAAATCTTCATGAAATATTTCTCTGCACTTGTAAAACTGTTCGGCAACTAAAAATCCTTTATTGTTTTTTATAGCAACACTAAAACTGTTAGGAATTTGTTTATACGGACATAATATTGTTATTATTTTCTCTTTTTTCATCTTTCAATACCATCCACCTTGCATCATCTTTTGGCATATACTTTTCTTTTGTGTAAAAAAACATTTGTAAGAAAAAAGGATATTCTTTTATTACAATATCGTCTCTTGAAATACCAGATGTAAAATCTTTAATTATTTCTTTACACAATCTTATCGCTTCACCCTGAGAAGCATAAGCATATTTAAACAACTTGCCAACACATTTTGCAACACTTCCAAATTCATTGCACAATAAATCAACTATCTCTTCCTTCAACTTACCCTTTTGAAAAATAGCAGAAGACTGAAATACAGCTATAACATCATTCTTCTGCTTTTTCTTTGTCCTAATATTTCTAAAATATTTATCAAAGTTTTCTTCAGTTACAATAAGTTCGTTTTGCATAAAATAAACTAGTTTATTAAAACAATTCTGTAATCAAGAGTGTTTGATGGCAAAAGATATCTTTTATGTTGAGGAGGAGAGTTTAAACTAAAAGTAGAAAATCCATTGGTTGGTGGAGAAACCTGTATTGATAAACAATTATTCTTTTCTAGAATATGCTTAAATATCACATAATCGTCTGCCCATACATTAATTCTTTCTATCCTAAACTCACTGTCCATGCCAATTAACTGACAATATGATTTGTTATTCTTAGAATACTTAACATTCACATCTAAAACTTCAATCTGAACATTGTGCCTGCGAACACCATTAGCATGCAATTCAATAGAATTTGCAAATGTACAACTAGGATCGTACATTTTGAATGTAGACAATCGACAAGTAAACTGAAAACCATAATGCTTTCTTTCTGCCAAATGAATGTCGTTAAGATCAAGAATCAATTCTTTATCATCAATTGTAATTTCATCTTCATCAAAATCATCATAACTAATCTCTACCTCGGCTGTTCCTTTCTGTGTCATCCTCTTCCATTTTTTATGCAATTTCAATACGTCTGGACTAGGATTTATACTTGAAAGTATACCAAACAAACTTTCAGATAACTCCAAATTATAATACTTTTCTGGCAATAAACTCATAATACTTTTCTTAAGATCCAAATAACTTTTATTAGATCTTTTATTCTTGTCAATAACTTTCTTGTTCTGAAGAGAATACGCTTGCCAGAACTTGTAATCCTTCTCAGTATTGACCCCAAACACACGCAAAGGAATCAAAGCTTTCAATACACTAGCATCCGATCCAAACCGCTGTAGAAAATCGTGTATGCCCTTATAAGGCTTCTTTAATACTATATCTCTAGCTGTATCCTCTCCAATTCCCTTAATGTTGCCAAACCCTGCATAAATCTGATTGTCTTGAATAGAAAAATTATAACTGCTTTTGTTTATGTCAACAGGATTAACAATCACTCCATGCTTGTAAGCATCTGTAATGTAAACTCTTTTCTTCTCCTCATCCTTTTCTAACATCAGAAGAGCAGCATAAAATTCAAGCGGATAATGTGTCTTTAAATATAGTTGGCGTGATGAAACGTAAGTATAAGCTGTGGCATGACTTAGGTTGAATCCATAAGCGGCGAAAGCTTCAATTTCAGAGAAAATTTGTGCTACTTCTTCTCTTGTTGCTTCAAGTACATGGATGCCGTTTTCAATAAACTGTTCTTTATATTTTATAAAGCTTGATATTTTTTTCTTTGAAATGGCTTTTCTGATTGTTTCGCAGTCTTTGAGTGGAATTTTACCAACTACGTTAAGGATTCTCATAACTTGTTCTTGGTAGACAATAATTCCATATGTAGAAGAAAGAATTGGTGCAAGAGCGGGATGAAGTGTGTATTCTTCTTGTTTTGTTTTTCTTCTAATGAATACTTTATCCATTTCTGCGTTAAGCGGACCCGGACGATACAAACTGACGATTGCTACTAAGTCATTAAAACTATCGATCCCAGAGGCTTTTACGACCTCTCTAATGCCACTGCTATCATACTGGAACACACCAATAAGATCTGCGTCATTAGCATTTGCTATTGATTTTGGATCATTCAGATAAGATATATCATCCCAATCTTCATTATTGCCTGAAATGAATTTTACATTATGTCTTTCTTTTACCATCTTTGCAGTATATGCCATTTGTTCTAAAGCACTAATTACCAACAAATCAAATTTTACAAGACCAAGCGGTCCAAGTTCTTGTGTCGCTAATCCTTCAACAAATTGTGATACTAAGTGATCACCACCAGTAGTTTTCATTAAGGGAACGAATTTGTTAATTTCATCTCTGCATATAATAACACCACCAGCATGTTTGCCTGTATTTCTAATTCTATGAAGCAACTTTTGAACTGCTAATGCTAATTCTGGATATTTTCCAAGATATGATTTTAATTCAGGAAAAGTATCAACAGCTTCCTCATAAGTCAATTCATCCCCATCTTCATCTCTCATCCTTAAATTCTTAGTAATATTTAAAACTTCATTTCTGTCTAATCCATATATTCTCGCCATGTCAATCATGGCGCTCTTAAGAGCATATCTTCCATAAGTTCCGATTGAACAAGTATTTACAGCTTTGTATTCACTAGGTGCGTATGTATTTTTAAGATAATCTCTAACATCTGCTATAAAGTCAATATCAACGTCTGGAAATTCATTTGTTTTTGTTTTAGGCATTTCGTTTATGTTAAATTCATCACATATTCCGAGAAGAACTGGAACAAGGAGATTGTTTTCATTGGGTAATTTCTTTTTTTGTCTTACGAGGTCGATGAAATAATCGCAGCAATTTTGTGTTTCAATTTCAATTAATTCATATCTGAGCCTGAACTTATGTTCTGGATCATTGCAAAAAGGAAATTTGTTAAACTGATGTTTGATCAGTTTTGTAAAATTTTCAATTGTAATGCTCATATAGGTATTTTACTAGATTTGGTTGTAAAAATCAAACGAAAATCGTAAATAAAGCATAGAGGTGAACAATGGCAAAAAAAATTAAATCATTAGCTGCTTATAAAAAAGATTTAGAAATCAGTGATTCTCGTAAGAAAATGCAAGACATCATGAAAAGTTATGCTTTTCCTGATCCGAATGCACCAGAAGACACATTTGTCAAAGGTAAGCATTACGGTTTCCCACTACAAGGCAAAAAGAGTTTGCCCTATAGAGCTAAAGGTTATAACACAGATAAGCCTTTTGGCGATTTAGGAACACCAAGTATTGATTTTTCAAAGACAAGTAAATTTGATGACTATGAAGTTAGCCACTTGGACTAAAAATGATGAACTTTAAATCTTGGTTAATTTTATCTGAAACAATAACGGTCAAGGACCAAGAATTTCGTGAGCCATTGACTGCATTGAAACACATACAAGAAACTCATCCAAATCCAGAAAATCTTGTTGTTACGTTTACAATGATTGATAAAGTTGGCATCAATCCAAAAAGTAAATACGATACGCCTCTTGGCATTTACTTTTATCCAATAGATTTTGTCATTGAAAAGAAAATGAATGTTCCATTTGCTGGAGAACAACCTTATCTTAATGTTTGCGAGTTTACAAGACCAGAAAAAATATTACACATGACTTCTGATATAAATAATCAGAAAGGATTGGATTTACTTAATGTGTTTGCAAAAGAAGAAGTTGATCTTGCAATAGAACGCCTTGAGAACAATTATGAATTGCGTAGTAATTATTCTAAATTATGGCTTGTGACCAGAGAAATGGCATTCCATAAACCTGTTTTATGGAATGCTAATTTAAGAAAATGTGAGATTGATGGATTTGTAGATCATAATACTAAAACAATTCATGAAAACGAACCAACTCAAGGTGTTGTTTTTACTGGTACTGCGTTGAGAAGGATACTTGTGATTCCACAAATATTGAGGAAGCCATTACCTGATATAAACAAAATTCCTTTGAACCAACTTGAAAAATTGTTAAAAAATAGAAATTTGTTTAATAATGATATTCAAAAATTTCTTGATGACGCAGAAAACAAAGATGAAATAGCAAGAATTATAATTCAATATAAACCAGAATTGTCTAATGACGATATTTCTACTTTGCTTTATTATGCAGAAAATAAAGATGAAATAGCAAGAATATTGGGTTCAGACAATATTAATAAATTATCTGATGATGATATTTATAGTTTGCTTAGACTTACAAAAAACAAAGATGAAATGGCAGGAATATTTTCATCAGACAATATTAATAAATTATCTGGTGATCATGTTTATAACTTGCTTATTTATACAAAAAACAAAGGTCAAATGGCAAGAATATTAGGTCCAGACAATATTAATAAATTAACTGCTAAAAATGTTTCTGATTTGCTTCATTATGCATCTAACAAAAATAAAATGGCAGAAATGGCAGAAATATTAGGTCCAGAAAATATTAATAAATTAACTAATAGTGATGTTTATAGTTTGCTTCGTAATGCATATGACATAGAAGAAATGGCAAGAATATTAGGTAAAGAAAATATTGATAAACTAAATTCTGATAATGTTTATAATTTGCTTCATTATGCATCTAACAAAAATAAAATGAGACAAATCTTAAGAAAGTATTACACAGGAACAAATCCAGAAGTAATTTCTTTACTCAAACAATAAATAAACATCAAGATTGACTAAACTTCAGTACAGCTTGACTACCTCTATTCTCTGAGAGGAATCTAGAGAACAGTAGGTCATGTCTGATTGGATCTACGTCAGTAACACCAAGTAAATATAAGACGAGAGAACCAGCACCAGAACCTCGACCGGGTCCAACCGCATAAACACCATCCAAACCAGTAATCTCATGACTAATTCTCCTAGCTTCATCAGTAAAACTTTTAACAATTAAAAAGTAAGATGAAAATTGCTTTCTAAAAATCAAATCTAATTCTTCTAATATTCTCTTGAAATAAACATCATTAGTTTTACTAATCCCTCTCTTCTTCAAACCTTGCATTACTAATTCTTTCAATTTCTCCTCTTCATCAATAATCTTAGGCAATTTAACACTTCTATCCAACTTAACATTCTCTGCCATACGACATATCTTAACAGTATTCATCTTGGCTTGTTCAAATATCTCCAAAGGAATTACATCAGAATATTTCTCAAGCCACTTCTTGTTCATTTCATCTTCAGTCTTCATCCAAAGGTTTCTATCCTGCAATTCAAAAACATCAGCATTTTCTGACTTCAACTTTTCAATTTCAGCTAATGTTCTCTTAGTGTTAACCAACATCATTATTGTCTGATACTTGCTATCTTCCTCATATGCATAATGAACATCATTGCTCATAATCATAGGAATGCCATGCTTAAGATGCATTTCTACTAAAAATTGGTCATAACCTCTCTGATACTCAAAATCAAGCAACATCATTTCAAGATAAAAGTTATCACCAAACATATCCTTGTATTTCAGAACCATTTCTTCTGCTTTTTCTTTTCCATATAGCTTCAAAGCTCTTGCTGCTTCTGAAGCGCAACAACAACTAGTAAAGATTATACCTTCTCTGTGTTTCTTTAATAATTCATGATTAACTCTAGGTTTCCTATAAAAACCTTGTGACCAACCAAGGCTACAAAGTTTAGTTAAGTTTTCGTAACCTTTGTTTGAAACGGCAATGGCTAATATATGACTTGATGTTTTGAATGCTTCGTATTGATCAGGAGAAAGACTCTTTATGAAGTTATTTCTTTCTTCTTCGTTCTCAGTTGCTTCTGTGTGAATAGGATTAACGTAAAGCTCGCAGCCAAAAACTGGCTTAAACTTCTTTTTATCAAATTGTTCTGTTTGTGAGATTAGACTTGGGATTGATGCCATGAGTCCATGATCGGTAACACAAAGGTAATCACCATGTGTGCTCCATCTGTCGCAATATTCTAAAATTTTCCCAAAACCGTCAAGGATACTGTATTCGCTGTGTAAATGCAAATGTTCAAAGCCAACAATATTCATGTGCATAGCTCTTCCTTGCTAACAACAAATTACCTCCACATTTTAACAAATGGAGGTGTTTTGTACCAGACTTCTTTTGTATTGATCTTCTAATAAGAACAAAGATTCACGAAGACGATGAACTTCTTTATTCAATCTTTCGATTGTCATTTGTTGTAAAGAATCAATAGATTGAAGTTCTTCGTTGTGTTTTTTGAGATGTTGTATTTGATTAAACATTTCAAGAGGACTTTGTTTAATCAAAATAGAAATGTCTTGAGTATCATTCATAATAATCATCTTTCCTATCAAGTACACTAAAGTATACCATAAACATAATAAACATAAAAGTCAAATTTAAAAATGCAAAATATTCAATTGTTTCGTTTAACATTTTTAAACCTTTACCACTCCAAGCATGCGATTTCTTACATCCCGCCAACCAATCATATTAGGAACTTCAAAGTCACCATTTCTTACCAATAGCAAGCCGTTTTCTTTAACAGCGCCCATGATTTTGTTAATATCAAATTTATATTTGTTCATATCCCAGAATATTATTTTATATTTTTTTTCAGGTTCAAGTTCTGTTGTAAGCTTCATGCTATGTTGAAACATATGTTTATTTTCTAGAACATAATCATCAAGAACTAATGTTTCTGTTTCATCTTCTGTGAAGAAAAATGACCATATATAACCAAATGGCATATTGCCATATTGGTCACTAAGTCTATAGTAGTGTGGCGATTTGTTTGTGTAATAAAAATGCCACTCATCTTTAAAAAATTCTTTTAAATTAATTTTCTCATAATTTCTTAGAACCAAATCAGTATCAGTATCAAATTTCAATGGAGACTCTGAAAAAGCACCTTTGACCAACATGCTTTCACAATATTTTTTAATATAATTGTTTACATAATCAATATTTTTGATTAATTCTTCATCACAAAACACATTAAAAAAACATCTTTTTTGAATAATAGACTTTAAAAAACATGTATTAGCAAGAGATCTGTCTCCGAATAAAAATATTTTAACATTTTTATCTTCCAGACTGTTATCAAATTTAGAATACCATTTACCGAATGGTAAGCCGGGTGCATTTTGAAAAACGAATCTTAAAGCTGGTTGACTCATAGCCGCATCAATTGCTCCCTACTAATCGTCTTGGGATCAGCAAGCGAATAGTCACCATTCATATCTTGACAATAATAAAACACTTCATCATTATTGTGATTGATTGTTTGCAATGCTACAGGTTGTCTCATTAAAAGGCAAATAGATTTAATTACTTCATAAGCATATGGTTTATACAATTCTAAACCATCAGAATAATGTTGTATAAAGAAAATATTCCCTTTAAAATTAGGTTCAACTAATTTAATGTTTGGCAATCCTCTATTGATATGTTTCTTAAGAAGATTCTTTTTAATCTTCTTGTAATCATGACTTTCAATCTTAACTTCACCAGTTGGATATCTTTTATATTCAAAGAACTCATTCTTTTCACAAAAATCTTTAGTAAAGAATTCATTAATTAACTGAAAATCATCATAGTTTTTGCAAACTTCAAACACCTTTTCTTTACCTAATCCTAATTTTTGATCCCAATTTTCTTTAAGTAATGGATCTGTGCAAGATTCATATTCGCTTCCGAATCTGCCTTTGTTCCATCTTTCTTCAATATCCATCAAAAGAGTAAAGCCAAGTTTATATGGATTGGTGCTATATTTGCCTCCAAGCACACCTGCTTTATGAATTGAATATTCAACAATCCCAGCGTCTTCTGCTTCTTGTCCAAGGCTGCAATAGCCTTGTTTAGCAATAATATTGTAGTCTGTCCATGAGGCTAGACCTTCGTTGCATACTTTAGTTTTACCTTGTGGGCTAAAATAAATTGCTTCGTTGTAAAGAATTTCTGCAATATCTCGTTGCCAAGGTTTGAATGGTGCGTTTTCTTTAATATACCCAAATACATCAGATTCTGGGTTAGCCATCATATTCAGATCATTTAATATTTCTCGTTCTTCAATTTTTGTATTTTGAGCATTAATAAATTCTTTTGTATTGATCCAGTCTTCCATGTAATCATTTTTTGTTTTAATTCTTCTTGGGAAAGAGTATTCTCTTTTATCTGTGATTACAACTTCTTTAGCTTTTCTTTCTTTCCAAATATTCATTGGATCGACAAGTGTTTCAAGACGCATTAAATTATCAATAAATTCTGTAACAGTTTCTCTTCCATATCGAGACATGTATTTTCTTACATTAGATCCATTGTTGGCAAGTTCATTATGAGCATTCGTATTAGTTCTAGAAAAATGAATGTTATTCTTGAAGAAATGAACATGCCCAAGAGCATGAGCAATAACCGTAATATTATCAAGAATTGTGTTTGAATTTAGACAATATAGATATGATGGATTACAGTTGATAACCATTTCATATATTCTATGGTTGCCGTGCAGATAACCACGTTGCATTTCTTCGTATTCAGCGCCAAACTTCCAATGTGGATATCTTACTGCAAATCCACCATAGCTTGCAACTTCACTCATTTCATCATGAGAAAGCATTTGTACAATGGTTGGATAAAAATCAAGACCAAAATCTTTACAAGCTTTAAAAATGGTAGGGATATGTTTCTGTAGTTCTTCTGGAATTGGCACACCGGGGGTGGTTGCTGATCCAAACAGAACAGGTGAACCAAATAAGAATTTATCACTCATTTTTAAAATGTCCTATCCGCACTTGTGAACGGATTTCCAAGAATTTCTCTAATAGCACCTAGTATTGCTTCGTTCCGTTTTTCTTCATCCTTAAGAACACCATGCGGAATTTCTGTGACAATCACATTATCTCCTAATGTTCCTTCTATAATTTCTTTTTCCACTGCTTCTGCAACAGTTCCTTTATAAGTGTACGAACCAATTTGTGTTATAGAAGCCAAGTTGACTATATTTTGAGGAAATTCCTTTTTCAGCAGAGACACAAACTTTTCATTATCATTATCATAATTTTCACCATCTGTGAAATAAAAGAAATAGATGTTCCAATTGTTAGGAGGAAATCTATTCTCAAATTGTTTTGCAACTAGATCTAAAGCTGTAGAACATGTGGTGCCGCCACCGTTTCTTATCCTATAGAAGTCCTTTGCATCTACTTCGTGAGCAGCAACGTCATGCCAAACATAAAGTCTTTCGACTCTTTGATAAAAACTTCTGATATAAGTGTCGATCCAATAAGCCATATCAGACACAACAGAAACTTTATTATCATCCATTGATCCGCTAGCATCTCTAGCAAAGATAACAACTGCGTTGCTTGAAGGAAAGACAATTTCGTTATATTGTCTGTACCTTTTGTCACTATTAATAGGATTAATCATCCTGACTTTATCTTTAAAGCCGGGAATTTCGTACATTTCGTTGATTTCGCCAGTGCCACAAAGACGTTTCAAAGCCTGAAGCATTGTTCTGCGAGTGTGACGAAGAGATTCTGGACCAACAAGAGAAATGTTATTATATTTGATTTTTACATCTTCAAGATTGGCATTTTCTTTTGGTTTGATATCAGGAAGACTGAGTTCTTCTTTCATGAAATGAAGAATGTCTTCCATGTCTAGCTGGACGATGATGCCTTCGCTTTCATCTTGTCCAGCACCATTACCATTTCCTTTTGGTCCACCATCTTTACCGATGGTGTCGCCATCTTTGCCATCTCCACGCCCAACACCATTAGGATTCCTACCATGAAGAAAATGAGGAATGTCAATTGATGGTATTTTGATTGAAACTTTACCGTTTTTACCACGGTGGCGAAATACTTCGCCACTCTTGATAAACTTCTTCAAGTTTTTTCTGATTCTACCGCTGACAATATCTCTAAAGTCTTTATGGTCGGAATCAATCCTTCTTGGCATTGATGTCCCCTTAAATTAGAATAGGTCTTCTGCTAAATCGCCTCTTGCAAAAATACTGCTTACATAATCAAGCACATCTGTTGCGCTCTGCTCATTATAACCATATTTTTCAACAAGTCTTTGCTTGACCGCATCAATCTTCTTTTGAACATCTGGGTCAACTGTTGTTGCTCCAGATGAAAATGCACTCAATTTAATGTGATCTTTTGTATCCTCAAACAACTTTGATTCCAAAGCTTTCTTGAGAAGAGGGTTGCTATCCCATCTGAAAGTCTTACCTTTTACTGCAAGATCGCCAATAAAGGCTGCAATCATACGCCGGAAATCATCACAAGTAGATTCTGGAACATCAATCTTGCTCTCAATAGATCGCATTAGCTTTTCATCTGGACTTTCTTCTCGTCCAGTAATCTTATTGGTAATTCTTGCTTTATTGATGTAAGCCATCAAATTGTCGATATAATTTGCACAAAGCCTGACAATTGCCTCTTCATCTCCCACAAGAGCCTTTTGAACTTCGTTCTTAAGAATGTCATCAAGCTTCTTAGTTGCAAGAGTAATGCAGTTTTGATACTTGCGTACCAAATCTTTGTTAGAAATAAGAGAATGATTCTCAAGTCCACTCTTCAAAGCATTCAGCACCATGAATGGATTAATATAATCATGTCTGCTTGATAAGGTAGAAGAAATCTTGTCCTGTACATATCTTGCAGACATGCCAGTCATACCTTCATTTGGGTTCTTATCCTTAATCTCTCTAACTCTATCAATTGTCCATCCGGGCAACATCTTTCCATCATAGAGGTCTGCTTTTTCTGTCAAAGTGATCTTATTGTCCTTGTCATCTTCAAGCCTTGTAAGGACTGAAAACAGTGCAGCAATCTGTAATGTGTGAGGAGCGATATGCTGCTTGATCTTATTTGAATTATAATCTTGTTCTAATACTTTGAGTTCCTTGCTCCATTCTAGGAGATAAGGAATTTCGATTCTTACAGTTCTGTCCTTCAAAGCTTCCATGTACTGATTGTTCTTTAACTTTTCGTATTCAGGAATATTGGTATGTCCGATGATAGCTTCATCAATGCTAATCTGAGAAAACTTTTTAGGCTTAATTGACTTTTCTTGTGATGCTCCAAGAAGATCGTACAAGAAAGCTGTTTCAAGCTTTAGCATTTCAATAAATTCGATAACTCCACGATTTGCAACGCAGAATTCACCATCGAAATTAAATGTTCTTGGATCAGAATCACTTCCAAATGTTGGAAGTAGAGCAAAATTGATATCACCAGTAAGTTCTGTGCTATCTTGATTCTTTTCATCTTTAGGCTGGAAAGAAGCAATACCAACTCTATCTGCTTCAGAATATTGTTTTCTGACAACAACAATGTGGTTATTTACAACTTTAACCCAATCTCCATTGTACATCTTGAGCAATTTGTCAAAGAAAAACTTACATTTTGGATTAATTTCACCTTCTACATTGAGGCTGTAGAGAGTTGTTCTTTGTGATGGATCAGCATTATCCCTATGAATCTTATTCAATTCCTCAAGTACTTGCTTTCTTACTGCAAGAGGAAGAAGTTTGATTGGATCTTCGTTCATTGGGCATTCACAAGTGTCGCTTGTGTAGAAGCCATTTTGTCCTGTTGGCAGATTGACCCACTTGTAGGAATACCAAGCGCCATTTTCAGTCTTGGAATAATCTTCCATATTACGCTTGATTAATCGGCAAATAGTAGACTTAGCAGAACCTACAGGTCCGCATAGAAGAAGGATTCTTTTTTCTGGACCGTAATGTCCTGCGGCACCCTTGAAATGAGCAACCAAAGACTCAAGCTGATCTTCGATACCAAAAACTTTAATTTCTTCATGATTTTCAAAAAATTTATAGGTTACGATCTTCTTGCGATACTTGTCAATTTCTTCTGTTCCGAATGAAGTGATCATGTCGTAAATTCTTTGATGAGAATTACGAGCTAATTTTGGATTACTGTAACATCTGTTAAGATATTCTTCAAAACCAAGCTCTTCATGGAGCTTCTTATAATCATCAAGATTGTTGTTATTAGCAAACTGTGTCAAACTAACCATGTTATTTTACCTCTCCAAAGTGATTGCCACTAGAAATATCATCAATCGGATTATACGGAGTTGTTCCCATATGGGAAGAACTTTCTGCTTTTCTTCTTAGATCTTGAGCTTGTTCCAAGTTATATCCAGCCCTGTAATTAAAATTATCAAATTTACTAGTGTCTTTAGGTTGGGCGAACTTAATATTAGCATCATTTATTAATTTTTTCTTTTTCTTCGAATTACAATCAGGACATGAAACGCTAGCGTATCGACCTTTTGGATCGAAAGACGCTAGTGCTTCGTAGTTTTTATCACAGTTTTTACAAGCAAAATTATATGTAGGCAAGACATTGACCCTTGAACTATATCAATAAATTAGTGCAAGGTTTGAAAAACTTAATCTTGAATCAATTTTTTTAATTCATTATAAGCAATTTTAATTTTTTCCATTTTATTTTTTAATGATATAAACGACCAAAACCAAGAACTTTTACAAATTTTCAATGATTCCTCAAGCAATTTTGTTTGAATTTCTTGCTCAAGAAGAATATTTTGTTCCATCTGTATGGCTAACATTTGAGAATCGATGAAACTTTCGTTTCCGTCTTCATCTTCATCTTCAAAGTCGTCATCGAACTCATCATCGCCATATGTTTCAAAATCAAATCTTTTCATGGCGGTGCCTCCTTATCCAAAAGAGTTCTTATGTTCTTAGCATCATTCCAAAATGATTCAAGTTTAATTTGATTTAAACTCTTATCACCTAAAAAGATGCTATTACTATTTACTATCCTATCTCTGACTTCTTCAAAATTATTTTGAATATTCCAATGAACTAAATCATAACACTTATTTTCTTCCATTTTCCCATAAGAAACCGAATCAGTATCATGAACAGGACTGGTTATCAATACATATTTGTCTCTAATGTTTCGTGTAAATTTAAATTTGTTCATACAAAAAACATTTGATACAACAATAGCACAAGATCTATCCCATATATTAATTCTTGTAAGAATGGTTGGATTGAAACATGAATGAACATAAAATACAGGAATTCCAATTTTTCTTGCCCAAGGAACCATATCGACTTGAGAATTTCCTGAAACAAAAATTACTGGATTTACTTTTGGCATGTTCTTGTAAAAAGAAAACCAACATAGAAATGACAAAACATCATATGGTTTGTATGGAGGGACAACAATACCTAGATTGAACTTTGGATATTTAATTTCTGGAAATAGAACCATCAAAACTTAAAGAGTTTCTTTCTCATATTTTTTGGAGATTTAGGGAAATGTGGTCCAACTGTTTTTGGAATATTCATCCTCAATACAGTAAAGCTGTTATGGCGACTGCCACCATGACCATTTCTTTCATCAAGTTGTAAGAAGTCTTTGAAAGTCATGGATTTCCACCCAAAGCAGCATTAACTAAAGCAGCGGCGTTGGCAGCAGGATTAGCAGCAGTCACCTGTGCCATTGCTGTTAAAAATTTAGGATCTTCTCTTAATTTTTTTATTGCGCCTTTTTGATCTCCCGTAGAAAATAGACGAAGAGCAACTGGATTGGCTTTTGCTGCTGTTTCAAGAGCAGTTCTAGTAGCTGGATTTATAGGCTTGGTAGATGCTGGTGTCTTAGTAGTAGCACTAGTTGTTCCTACAGCTGGAATAGTAGCTGCGGCTTCTTCAATTTGATTCATATATTTTTTAAATGATAACATATCTCTATTTATTTAGGAGGGTTCAAAAATGAAAACATTTATCACATTGGTAGTGGCTTTTGTTTTAGGTTTTTTTGTTGGTGTAACTTCAACAATCATTGGACAGTTTCACTACTGCCCATTTGTTAAAGCAAAACTCATCCATAAGCATGAATGATTTTATCAATAATATTAGTTGTTGATAGACCTTCGACCAAAGGAATGAATTCAATTCTATCAACAACATTGGCTCCAGCAATGTTTTTACCTCTCCAATCTTCACCCTTAACCAAAACATTTGGTTTAATTGATTCAATTGCATTTTGAGGGAAATCTTCTTCTAAAACAAAAATAAAATCTACATATTTTATTGCTTTTAACATTTCAATTCTTTGAGACAAAGGTATGATTGGTCTTTTTTCACCCTTCAATTTAGCTATACTCTCATCTGAATTAATACCAACACAGAGTTTGTCACCAAAAGATTTTGCTTGTTTTAAAGATGATATATGACCATAATGTGTAAGATCCATGCAGCCATTAGTCCACACTAAGCTAAAATCCCTGTTTCTTAACACAGCAGGATTATCAATCACTTTATCTTCAACAAAAAAATCTGATGGGTTTAAAGGTTTGTTATAACGGTTAGCAACATAATTAATCCCAGCTTCAAACGAAATGTTTAATGATTCTAAAAAATCGATGCCTAGACCTAGTGACATTGCCAAGAATGCCATGTATGCATCTCCAGCACCAATTACGCTTTCTGGTTTTATTACTTTTTTACTAGGTGTTACATGATATATTTTGTCATTATCATCAATTGCATCTACACATTCCCCTGCATTTGTAATAACAACATTATTACATCCTAACAATGCATGAAGCCATTTCAACTGATCTTCAACTTTTTCTTTGCTGACAAATCTTTTTGCTTCAACAGCATTAGGCTTAAATAAATAACATCCTTCCCAAATGTTAAGATTCTTTTTGGGATCAACGAGCGATTTACTTTGCTTTAAATATTTTTTATGCCAATTTGTTGAAAATAATCCTTTATCATAATCTGAAAAAATATTAATATCTGCTTCTGGAATCTTGAGTTCTTCAAGATAAGAGTCAATATTGCTTAGTCCAAAATTAGACTTTTCAATATCCCATCTGGTTAAAGGGTGAAAATCTTTGTAAAATCTTCTTTTTATTGGGTTGTTAATTTTTTCATCAACAATTGAATATTGAGTATTTATTCCATTTGAAGAACAAATTTGTTCTGATTTAGGGTTCAACAAAGAGATAATATTAACTTTTACATTAAAATTGCGGAATTGATAAGCAACATTAGCTGCACCTCCGCATAATGTCTGATATGGTTCAGATGTATTAGAACTGTGAACTGGAATTGGAAATTCTGGACTTATTCTGTCAACTTCAACATGATAATATTCATCAATAATAACATCTCCAATAACATTAATTGTTATTGGTTTAACAAAAAGCTTATCTATTAATTTTGAAAAAATATTGTTCATGAAGTAAATATAGTTAAAGAAACTAAAGGAAAATATGCACAATTTACATCAACTAAGAAAAAAGCTAATCGACGATCAATTCGTAAATTTTTTGGTTGAAAAAAGAGTTAGTCCAACTGATTTGATCTCATTAGCGATGAAGATCAATAACACAAGAAACCTTAATGAAGGGATTTTTGGAGGTATTGGTGGCGCTTTAAGCGGTTTGTATCATGGTTGGAAATCAGGATATGGCAGTAAAGATATTACCAAAGCAACAGAAATTTTAAAAAATCAATTAGATTTCGCTTATAGAACCTTTAAAAATAGCTTAGTAAAAAGTACTGGAGATGAAGCTACTGCAAATAAAATCTTAGATAATTTAAGAAAAAATTCAGACATTGCAATTACAAAAGCAGTAAGTGGAGAAACTACAACAGAAAAAGAATACGGACCAACAAAAAGTTCTCCTACTTTTACACCTGTTCCTGCAAAAGAAAAAATAGAAGCTGAAGCCGAGGCAGAGGCTGAAGCAGAAGCCGAAGTGCCAAAAAAACCAAGAAAACCAAGAAAACCAAAAGATCCTGCGCCAATTGTTACGCCGCCAGATGGCAGTGGTGGTCCTCCAATAATGTCAGACCCAACTGGTCCTGCTCCTCTTCCAGCAGACGATGAAGACACTGGAGAAATGACAAGAACAGGAGAATTACCAGAACCAGAACCAGAACCAGAACCAAAAAAGGAAGTATTATCTTTCAAAGATAAAGAGTTCTTAATGAATTTAAGAGAATTTATTGATATTTTAATGAAAAAATTAAGTTTTATTGAACAAAAAAAATTACCTTTCTCTGTCTTAACAATACTAAAAAGACTTTATAGATTTGGATATATTTATGGATCTAGAGATCTGCAAGACCTTCACAAAGAAAAAAATGTAAATAAAATTGGTTCAGAAGAACATGAAGAAATGTTGAAAAAAATTGTTGAGATATTCACAAACAATAGTTGTGATTTTAGCAAAGAATCGTTAACTAATAACTTGATAAGAAGATTTGAATATTATGAAAAAAATCATGGACTAACAGGTAGCAATCTTAATAAAACTTTGAAGGAAGAAAAAATTTGGAAAAATTTATTTTCAGCAATAGATGATACTAAAGATTATTTAAATTCTTTTTGTATAGACAATCCAGATAAATGCGGAGAAGGATTAAAAACCCTTGGTGCTGCTGGACAATCTGGTGTTGCACGACTACTCAACAGTTTAGAAGAAGCAAAACTATCTTTGACTTTCAAAAATTGGTTACTAATTAAAGAAAATATACTATTTTAACAGCATACACAGCTTCATGGAGATGAAATGAAATTTCTACTAAGTGTTTTGCTTTCTGCTCTTTTTACAGTTTCATGTTTTTCTGCTGATTCACTTATAGCAGTTGAACCACCAGCAATCCCGCAGTCACCCATATATTCAATTACAAATAAAGTTGAAGGACTTGAACTGCCTGAACCAATCACGGTTGATAGCAGTGAAGGATTTCTTGTTGTCCAAGCTAAATCCAAGGGACAAGTTAAATGGTTTGTAGTTGGTAACAGCAAAGTTAAATATGTTGCTAATGATGCTGCAAATAGTTTAATTGTTTCTGTTCCTCAATCTGGAAGCATTAATGTTTTTGCTATTGCTCTTATAGAAGGCAAGCTAACGGATTTTGCAAGAACCGACATTACAGTTAAAGGCGTTAAGCCTGATCCAGTAAAACCAGATCCAAATGATCCTATTGATCCAGATGTAGTAATAGAAAAGGTTCCAGAAGGTTTGCATGTTACTTTTTTAACAGATTATAATGAATCAACACCAGATATTGCAGCTGTTTTAAATGGTAAAGATATCAGAGATATTATTCTAAAAACAAAAAGCTTTTATAAGGTTTATGATGTTAACAGTTTGGTTGTCAAACAGAAGAAGATGGATGGGCTTCTTAAGAAATTAAACAGTAATAATTTGTTTGTTGTACAAAAAACTGATGGAACTGTCCTTTACTACAGTGCTATTCCAAAAACAGAAGCAGAAGTTATTAAAGTTCTAAACAAAATTACAAAGGGAGAATAACATGAGTTTTCCATCAATATATTTCGACGGTTATTATCGTATTCTTTCACACACACCAAGTCCAGAAAATGATACTCCAAAGTTTGGAGATGCGTTCAAGAGCTTTAACGCTGCTGTTCTTAAAGAAATTGATATGTCTTGGCAAGGGCATAGAATCCTAAACCAAAAGTCAACTAACAGCTGTGTTGGTCATGCATCTGCTGCTGGAATGGAAATTTTGCAAAAGCAACGTCAAAACATTCAAAAAAGTTTCAATCCATTCTTCCACTATGCTTTAATTAATGGTGGACAAGATGGTGGAGCTTATATTTCAGATAGCCTTAATATGCTTAGAAAGTATGGAATCTGCGAAACAAGTGCATTCCCACATGACCGTGTTTATTACAAGAGCAGTCTAACCAAGGCTTCTTATGACAATGCTGCTAGATTTAAGCTGGGATATGCTTATCAATGTGACACATTTGAAGAAGTTTGCCAAGCAATCAATCTTGGTTTTGTTGTAAACATCGGTATCCTTGTTGGATCTAACTTTATTAAAGTTGATTCAGAAGGTATTTCTCCACTTCCAAATGGTGGTGGTGGAGGACATTCAATGCTTGCATGCGGAATAAAACAACATAGCAAGTATGGCTGGTTGGTAAAACTTCAGAATAGTTGGGGTTCCAGTTTTGGATTAGGTGGCTATTGCTATGTTAGAAAAGAACATTTTACAAGCCGAAGCAAGCTTGATTGTTTTGCTTTCCAAGGTATTGTGGAAGATCATCTAGATAAAGATCCGGCAGACGATGTCCCTGTTGTTAAAGTATAAGGAGCTTGATATGAGTGAGCCAGAAACAAGATATTCATTGACTGACATTGAAGTAATGAAGGAAGATGCTCTCAACATGGGCGCTTCCACAGAATTTGTTGCTGATTGTTTAAATAAGTATGGTCCTGAAGTACTTAGCACAGTAACAGAAGGACTTAGGAATGGCTTTTCCTTTGCCTTTATTATTGAATCATTCAGACTGTTTGGTCCATTTGTTTTAGATTTCTTTATCTCAATGGTTTCTAGAAAAAAGATGGTAGCCAATATGGTAGAAGCCGAAAGCATCAAATCATTTGGTGCAACTGTTATGGGCAAACGTGAAATTGAAGATATGATCAGTGACAAAAACATTGATATGATGAGCGCAACAATGATTCAAGTTATGCTCGAAAAAGTAATTCCATATGTGTTTGAAAAGTATGGACAAAAGATTTTGCAAGCAGTACTTGCAGCTATTGAAAAAGCAATTGATGAGGATAAGTCTTGAAAAAATTAATTCTTTTTTTACTGTTTGCATTTAGCTTAAATTGTTTAGCTCAAGATTTGCCTGTTGTTAAATTTCCCAGCAAAAAGGAAATAGACAAAGCTGCGATCAAAGAGTTAATCAAAGAACTTGATGCAAACAGTAAAGAAGAGTTACTACAGGCAAACCAACAAAAAAAAGAACCAAAAGAAAGTCCAAAAGAAGAACCAAAGTCTCTTCCGCAAGTTGTTCCCAGTTCATCTACCCCCAAATTATATAATACACCAACAGCTAACAAGCCTATCTATTACTCAAAACCAACTTATTATAAAAATCACCAGTTAAATCAAAAGCATACTGTCCTACTTGACCAAAGTAGGACAGAAGCCTTCGGTCGAAGGTAATTATTCTGAAATTTTAGAATCAATCACGCTTGTCTTTGTAAGAATCATTCTACCCTTAACTCTTTCTGCGTAAGATTTGCAAAAAGCTTTAACTTTTACAGTAACAACATTATCGTTTTCTTTAGCTGAAAACTTAGCTTCATTCAATCGAACAGTCCTACTATCGTTCAATTCTAAGAAAATAATGTTAATTCCATCTATAACTTGATTGTCAATGATAGTTACACTTGGAGTTTTTGACACAGTCCAAGTATAATTGTCCAGATACAAATTTTTATTAGCAAGTTGTGCTTCTAGTTCTGATTGTTCAATCTTTGCACCGCTTTGCAATGTGTTAACACGATTGTTATTACAATTTAAAGTTGTAACACCAATCAGAGTTATCAATTGAAAAAACAAAAGCATATAACGCCAAGAATTATCACCATTCATAATTTTTCCTCCAAATTAAACTAGTCAAATAAAACAAAAGGGTATTGACTTCATTTAATAAAATGGCAGAATGAGACCATCAAGGAGGCTAACTATGCCAGTCAGAAAGTATGAAGAAGTATCGGAATTCATTATTTGTCAATGTGGGTCTTTAGAACACATGGCACATTTTGGATTAACTTGGTGGACAGATAACAAGAAGTTAGAAGGTTGTGAGTTCTATGTGCAAATACATTTAGCTCCTACTACTTTTTTTGAAAGATTAAAAAATGCTTTTACATATTTGTTTGGAATCAATAATAAATCAGGAAGCTTTGATGAAGTCCTTATTACAAGAGAAAGAGCAGACAAACTTGTTGAAATGCTTAACAAGTTTATCGAATTAGATAATAAGATGCAAAACACATCAAAAGTTATTTACTAGGAAAAAGTTTTTCAGCTTTAACTTTCCATTCCTGAGATTCTCTCTTGTTTTCAGAGCGGATCTCAGGAATAGTTCCTTTAATATCAGAATTTGAAATAGCTTCGACTTCTAATTTTGTTAAAGACATTGCTCCACGCATTGGATGATAATCATTCCATGCTTCAATAGTCCATGGGACCAAAGGCGTAATAAGCTCAAGAATAGCATCAGCATACACCCTAATTTCCTTCTGAGCGTGTGCATCTGCTCGAAGGGACAGAAGATGCAACAAATTATGCAAGTTCTGTTTCCAGTACCATTCTGTATAAAGATTAAGAGGCAAAATCATTCTGGCTTGTTCTCTTGAAACACCAGCATCTAACATTTGCAAATAAAAAGCATATGCATCTTTGCAACTTGAATCAATCTTATCAACAAATTCTTGAGATGACTCTTTTTCAAAAATCTCTTCGCCACCCTGCTTATTAGTTGTTGACTGTTTTCTCAAATCCTCAACATTAGGAATGTAAAATTCATCCTTCATTACAGAATATCTGCCACTGATTTCATTGAGCGATACAGTTCTGTGCCTTATCATTTGTCTAGCAATAAAGATAGGCATTTTCATATGCAGCTTAAAATCGATTCCCTCGAATGGAGAAGTATGATTGTGTCTGAGAAGATAACGAATCAATCCTTTGTCTTCGTTGACAGATTTAGTTCCTTGTCCATAACTGACCCTTGCCATTTGAGCAATTGCATAATCGCATGTTTGTCCATCTGGAATAATTCTTGGCATTACATCAACTATTTCTACAAATCCTTTGTCTAAACAATCAATTTTAGTTTTTGGAAGAAGGGAAAAAGCATCCATCTGAAAATCCTCTAGGTTGCTTTATTATATTTAATTGTTAAAAAGAATCAATAAAAAAAGGAGGTTTTTTAAGGAAACCTCCGAAAACCCAGATATATCTAATTATTATTTGTATTTTTTTTGACTTACTTATTAAAAATTTATCTTTTGACAATATAGAAGATCGAAACCTTCCGTCATTATGTATACATCAAGAATGTTTTTTTCTATTTTTTTTTCTTTTTTCTGGAATATAATCTGTAGAAGTTAAATGTTGTATAGGACCACCGAAACCATAATCTTTAACATTAAAGAACTGAGGGAAGTTTCTTGTAACCATTCCAGCATTAATTGGTAAAGAAAAATGTGCCACATCTGCTGTGCTTGTGGAAACTTCATTCAACCAATTTTTGAATCCTTTCATTTGTCCTTCTTTTCATTTTTTGGTACTATCTTTTCACTTCCAGCTAACCCTTGTGTCTTAAGATAATCCATAAATGATTTATTAATAATTGTTTTAACTGGTTGACGCATCTTGACATTATTCCTATATCTTATGTCGCCAAAAGCATCTCTGTTTTTAAGTTGATACGTTCTTTCTCCAACCTTCTTAGTATCAAAAGCTCCGACACCTATTTGGTCATCACCATAAAGTGCCTGAGAAAATACAGATGGTGTCTTTTCAAGTGCTTTTTCAAAAGCATCTTGATCTATGTTGAAAATAGTCCCGAAAGTATCAATGAAGTCTGAATTCTTTCGTTCTTCTTTTAAAAATTCAATAAATGTTTTCACGAAAGTATATATTATGACATGAACAAAAAAGATAAAACCAGAAAATTCTGTTGCTTTGTTTGTCAAGATACATTCAATGATATTGATCTGTTAAAAGATCATATAGTCAATAATCATACTGAAAGTGATGATTATGTCTTGTGTCCACTGTGTCAACACCCTGTCAGAGACATGCAAATTCACTATAGATCAAAGCATATAGGCATGAATATGCCAGAAAACATTCAAACAAGAGCAATAATCATAAGAGACATAAAAAGTCCAAATAAAAAAAATAATTTTTCAAAATTTAAGCAAGGTAATTTTCATTCAGAAAAGAATCAATGCGATATATTTTTCAGAAGTGGTCTTGAGTTGAAATTTTTAAAAATACTTGAGAAAAATCCGAATGTAAGAAAGTATAAAGCCGAAAGTCTTCAAATAGAATACTTTTTTGAAGGATCGTCACACAATTATATTCCAGATATTCTTGTTGAGTATACAGATGGCAAGATTGAATTATGGGAAATAAAACCCAAGTCTCAAACAAAATGGGCTAAGAATGTTGCCAAATGGAAAGCAGCAAATGTTTATTGCCAAAAAAGAAGCTGGGAATTTATTGTAATGACTGAAAATGCTTTAAAAAAACTTAACTAATTAATTTTTATAATCTTTTAATTCAAACTTTTCAACAATGAAAGGAATCAATTGTTGTACTATCTTGTCTTCTAAAGACAAAAGATTACTATCATTCTTCATGTAATAATCAAACATAGGATAGTTACTATCAGCAATAATTCCATTTGCGTCTTTATTACCAAAATAATCTGATGCTTCTCCCATAATCTTTTCACTATCGTTTTGATCAGTGTTACGATGATTGGGACGATCAATAAGAACGACAATACCATCTTTTTCTTTAATTGCTTTAGCTTCGTTAAGATAACGACCATCTGTGATAATTACATTTTGCATTTTATTCAAAACTTTGTCGATCCAAACAGAATTTTTAACTTTTCTGAATCCATCACCAATCATTTGTAAAGCCTGTCTGACATTCATTGAAAAACCGGGAGGAGGTTCGGGATTTCTTTTCCATTCTTCAATAAAATCAAAATCAACGTCAAAGTAATCACAATATATTTTTTTGACATTATAGGCAAAAGCAATTTTTGTAACAAGTGGTTTTTCATGATCAATATATTGCCACAGCCGTGGAGCAAGCATTCCTGCAACTGTATCTTTACCAGATGCTGCCTGACCAAATAAGCCAACAATGATATTTTTCATAACTATGTTATAGTCATGAACAAGAAAAAATGCAACAATTGTTTTTGCTTTGATCGAGAAAAAAAAGTTTGCAAAGTTAACATCATTTATAATGGTAAAAACTTAAACATGCCTGTAGCTGCAAGCGATGATTGTCACTATATCGAACTAGGCGTATCTGTTGAACAAGTTCGCTTCTGGGAAGAAGAAGCGAAGGGTAAAAAGGTTGTTAAAATGGAATACCCAGAAAACTTCTTTGGAAAGAATCTTAACTCAGCTTTAGATCCTGTATAGAAATCATTTCCTTGTAAGGAACCTCATAATTTAAGTGAGATCCTTTTCTTGCTGGGAATTTTTCTCTTTTGATAATTTCTTCTTTTTCTGAAGCACCAATTAATATTACACTTGCTTGTTTTTTAGACTTTTCATCCAACAACAAATAAGCAAACACATACAAATCACAATTAAGATTCATTGGAATCTTACCTTCATTCGTTGCCCTGATAAGTCCAGCATCGTACCAAGGTCGCTTCATTGATGTCTTTATGTCTATTGTTTTATTGCTTGCATCAATAAAGTCATATTTATCACCGCCTTCCCTGTAAGTAAAATCTACAGGAAGACCAAAAACTTTAGAGAAGGCTAATTCTCCAATCTTTCCTGTTCTTTCAACCTTATATGGGTCTTCTTTTGTATTAGCTAAACCTCTTCCATATGTGCCAGTCTTCTTGTTAGCCCACATGTTGCTTGAAAACGATTCACAAATTTCGTATTCTTCATCAGCAATATCAATTTTATAAACAACTTTTTCAACATCACCAAAAGTTAATTTCATCAATTTTGGTTTTGACTTTTTGCCTGTATAGTAACTTTCAGCAAGCATGAAATACTCCGGTAAGAAAACTTTCTTTAACAGAGCTAATCTAAACTTCTTTTTTACTAAATCTATTTTTTAGATCCGAAAAAAATGAATCACCACAATTCCAACCACAAATTTTTGAAACAAGACTTAAGCAAGCACAGATTCTGCCAAAATCTTTTACTATGACGGGAATCAATGGTGATAACATGCCTGTGCTTCTTTTATTCATCATGCAGTAATAAAGATATCCTATTTTTACTGATCCAGTTTCAATATAGTTTCTTCCTAAAAGCTCTTGCAATCTTTGCATATACAAAGAGCAAAAATTCTTTTCATCTTCTGACATGAAGTTTTTATTGTTACTTGGTGTAAACGCAAGATAATATGTAAGAATTGAATCTTTTCTAACGCTTCCGGCAAAATATCTAGAAAAACTTTTTATCCAACAATTCAAATCATAAGGGTCAATAAAAAATAACACACTTGGTAAACCTAATTTTTTCAAATTGTAATTACCATCATCATCAATGACAACAAATTTCATATGCTCTAACCTATCAAGTGTGTTCTTCAAGTAATTTGAATTTACTTTGTTGAGAAATCCTCCAAATGTCTTAGAAAGCATGTTCCATATTTTATCAAATGTAAGTTTCTTTTCTTGATGTATCATTGCAAGAATATGAATAGCAAGTTTATTATATTCTAAATCATCATTAAGATTAAATAACTTTGACAAAGCATCATCTACTTTTTTGTACTCATTGGCTAAAGTTATTTTGTTATCTGGAAAGAAAACATAAGCATCACCTTGATCATCGATGCCTTTCCTCCCTGCTCTTCCAATCATCTGGCGTATCTCAGACTTATCAACTAACTCTTTGCCTCTTACTACCCCTGCTATAATTACTCTTCTAGCTGGCAAATTAACGCCAGCAGCGAGTGTACTTGTTGCAACGAGTATTCGTAAGGCTCCTTCCTTAAACTCCTTCTCAAGCGTTTTACGCTTACTAGGAGACAAGTCTGCTGAATGGAACTTTGTATCAAATCCTTTAGACTTTATATAAGACACTAATTTTTTGCCAATATTCTTTGAATGAACGAATACTAATATCTTATCTGCCTGATGTTTGTCGCATAAAATTGAAATGCAATCAAACATATCATGAGGGACACCACTAGAACTTAAAGATGTGTCAAACTTCTTATAATGTATTTTCAAAGGAACAGCTTGATAGTTTGAATTCAGAATATAGGTTTGTTTCTTGTTTAAATCATGCAACCATTCACCGATTTGGTTAGCATTTGGCAATGTACCACTGAGAAATATTATTTTTGAATGATTTTTTCTAGCAAATTCTGTTAGAGCAAATTCTAAAGTAGGACCACGATCATCTGAACCGATCATATGTGCTTCATCTACTATAATTGTATCTATATCATCGAATACATTTGGATTTGTTCTTACATTGTGACAAAAGCTTTCAATTGTTGCTACGACTAAGTCTCCATCTTTATCTTTCTTTTCATCACCTGCCATTATTGTTATTTTTTTCTTAGAAAATGGATGATCTTCAGATGACCATGCTGAAAACTTTTCAGAAGCAAGTGATTTCAAAGGACACATGTAAATGCATTTTTTGTCATTTTTAATCAAAGATTCAAAAATAAAAAATTCAGCAACTATTGTTTTACCACTGTTTGTTGAAGATGCAATTATAAAATTGGCATCTTTGTCAACATGATCCAAAACAGAACTTTGAACAACATTGAAGTTTTCAAAAGGATATTTATAAAGCTTAAAAGAATCTGATGATTTCTCGACAACTTCGCCGATTTCTATTGTGTTCATGATTTTATTATATACTTGAAATCAACAGTTGTCAAAAAGACAGACCTCCGATTAAGGAGGTCTGATATCCTCACCCTAGAAATCACCCCCTTAGAGCGGGTTAAGGACAGGGTCGCCGATTTTGCGTCTTCTTGCTTCAACTGCAAAGGCATCAGTTAACGCTTCAATATTAGAATGGAAGTCAGAAGACATTGAAACATTTGAAAACCATTCGTTGATTTCAGCAAACTTATTTGAAATAAGATCAAAAGCTTGTGCCAAATCATCCTGATATCTGTGTAAAAACCTTGTGTAAAGGTACACAAAATCGTAGTCGTTCATGGTAGAAAAGAAAACATTGAGCTTTTTCAAGTAACTATTCCTCTAAAACAACGGAAACCCAATTTAAATGAGTTAAGTCAAACAATATTAATTGACTTAACTTTATTGCCATCTGGATCTTCAAACTTATCTTCTAAAACAATTAATTTATCATCATCCTTGCATCTTAATCCAACATTATATTTGTCTATAACTGTAGCCCTTAATTCATTTTTTACTATCACATAGCAATAATTTTCAGATCTTACTTGTTTTCCAACTTCATCTTCGTCTACGATACCAATCTCTATCATAAAATCATCTGGAAGATTTATTTGAATTGTTCCAAATTTTTCCAAATGTTTGATTATTGCTGATTGAACCCTGCTGGTCGATGGCTTGGTATTTGTCATTTTTATTCAGCATGTTAATGCCGCTCCAGAGGACCATTATATCTATCTATCATTAGTACGATTAACATTTAAACAAAATATAAAAAAGCAAACTAAATAATTAAAATTATTAAACAGTCTTATTGTATGTGTTTTTACACAAAGGTTTTTAAAAATGAAAATATTTAAATGGATTAATAAGCACATAATACCAAGAAAATTTGAAAAAATAAGAATAGGAAATAACAAAGATGGAGGATATATTCTTCCTAAAAAATGTGTTGACGAAAGTGATCTTTGTATTTCTTTTGGACTAGGAGATAATATTACTTATGAAGAAGATTTATTAAATAGAAATAAAAAAGTTATTGGGTGTGATTTTTCTGTAGACATTCCACATGAATGGGCGAGGAAAACAAAACTTGACACCTATGAAGAATTCTTAAATATGCCAGAAGTAAAACAATCTAATAAAATTGTTCTAAAGATAGATACCGAAGGGGCGGAATGGAATTTTTTTGAAACAATAAATATACAACATTTTGAAGAAAAGATTTTTTGTTTTGCTTTCGAATTACATCTTAACATGAATCCTAACAACACGCCATTATCGGTTATGGAAAAGATGCTTAGTACACATTATGTCGCTCATGTTCATGGTAACAATCATGGTGATTACAAGGAATTAGTTCCAATTGGATTGGAAATTACACTGGCAAATAAAAAGTATTTTGATAATCCACCAATTGATTTTCAAAAATATCCTATTAAAAATTTAGACTATGTGAACAATCCTGAACATGCAGAATTGGAATTGGCTTGGTTGCATCGTATTAAACTACTATAACTAATCTTTGCTTCAATATTTATACAAACAAGATAATAATATTAGAAAAAAGAAGGCACTTCTTTACTAAGATAATAATCTGTCCCCATAAAATTCTTTTCTATACATATCTTTTTGTCTGGTTTTGTGCTGTTTCCGTCCACATCATACATTTTATTCCAACAATAAATTAATTTATCTGGTGTTATTATTTGTGTCAGCACAAAATTTTCATTTCCAAAAAATGCCATTACAATCTTGAAAGCAACATTAAATGGTATGAAATAAAGGTTTTCACTCCAAATTTGAAGCGTTTCAATTACATATCTTTCATCTTCAACAAACTCTGTTTCAACACAATTAAAATAAACATAAATATCGTAACCATCACAGTTAAATCCCCAAGTTTTATAATCCTTAAAAATTACATCTAAATCAGAGTTCTTATTATAATCAAATTGTTCCTGTAATACATAACCCATCAATCTAGCATATTTAATTGCTTCTTTAAGACCATCCACACGATTAACAATAAATTGTTCGTTCATCGACCTTCCAACCTATAAACTCCTCGTTTAACCTTAGAACAGATATAACCATCTGATTCCAATTCTTGACGAGCTAGTTTGAAATTATTGTTCAAACCCGGAATAGAATAATTTAAACTTGAAAACATTTTACATATTTCAGAAAAAGAAATTTCTTTATTGTCAATAATACGTTCTTTAATCTTTTCTCTAATATAACGAGAAGATTTGTCTTTTGTTGCGTTCTTTTCAAGAACAGCAACATCAGTCCCAAATCCTTCAGTTGCATTCTTGACATAATTAGAATCACAAAATATATTTGCGATTTCTTCAAGACCAACTGCGTTTTCAGCTTCATTAGCCTTGAGTGCTTCAACTTTAATGTTAAAACACTCAATGAATTCTGATAAAGACAACAAATTGTTATAGCCTGTGACTATATTTTTGCCATCTGGACACTTAAGCATGACATAATCTGGAGTCATAGTATCTCCTAAAATCAAGCTAAAAGGTCGTCTACTTCTATATCAACATCATCATCTGCTTCGACAACCTCTCCAGACACTTTATAGTTTATCACATCAGAATAAATTTGCAAATATTCCTTCATCTCTTCAGGTGTAGCATCTAATATTTGTGCATATTCCTCTGCAATTTCATTAGGAATATCATTTCTTTCCATAGATGACTTAAACTTAACCTCTTTGCCACCAGTAAATTCTGGATTTACTAAGAAATTACCAGCTCCATTAGCAATAATTCTTCCAGAATCCAGTAATGCGCCCAGAACACCACCCAATGGATTCATCCCTCTATCAAAATAAAGAGGAATATTATCAACTTCAACAAACGGACGATAAGATCTATTTTTCTTATTCTGAACCTTAATATTGATCCCAAGAATCTTTTTCTTAGCTGATCCAGCAACGCTCTGCTCAATCTTCTTTTGAGTCTGACTACGCATTCTCAAACTGGCATAGAAAGGCAATCCTTGCCCACCACCTGCTGTGGTTTCTGGGTTTCCATACATAACCCCAATCTTGTCTCTAATTTGATTCAGAACGACGACAGTAACATCATTCTGTTCCATCTCTGTATTAAGTTTTCTTAGTTCTTTAGAACAAATCTTAGCCCTTTCTCCGGGCTGTTCATTTCCACCAACAATACGCTTGAAATCAGCTTTGCTATATCCTTCAGGTAGTTTTGTTTCTCTTAGTTCTCTTGAACTTGGAGAAACGCTGATTGAATCATAAACAATGCAAATTGGAACTTCGATTTTCTTTGTTTTTCGGATATAATCAATAACACGATAGATTGTTGAAAAACAATCTTCTAGTGTTTCTGGAGTGTATCTTAAAATCTTAGAGATATCACATTTTGTGGCTTTTTGAATGAATTCACCATTGATTGCATTTTCTGTATCAAGGATGATTCCAATTCCACCCATTCGCTGAATGCCAGCAAGGATGTTTGCGCCAATAAGACTTTTGCTAGATGCCGATGGACCATAAATTTCAGATAGTCTGCCACCGGGAATACCACCACCGTAAAACTTGCCAGAACAAGAATAATTAATTGCAAAATTGCCTGTGTCTACAAAATATCTTGCTTGATCAAGATCTGCTACTACTTTTGCGCCAGTGGCGCTTGCAATATCGGTGTATAAATCAGAGGAGTTAGAATCTTTCTTTTGACGAGCCATACCACACTCCGTGTAATAAAAATGAGACTCAACCTAATAGAGTGAGTCTCATCAAAATTTTCCTAATTTCATAAAATTATCTAGTGTTTAATAAATACGTTTAACTGTTTTAGAAATGAGAAAAAATGTCAATACCTTTACGATTTACCGAATGGTTGGAAGAAAGAGATAACGAATTACATGAATCTCTTAAAAGATGGATTGCAGGAATAGGTGCTGGTGCAACTTTAGCTGCCGGTGCTGCTGGATTACTACCTTCATCTAAACTAAAACAACCAGCAAGTCAACAAATAGGAAATTCTTCTGTTTCCGTAGAGCACGAAAAAAATGAAAAAGGTCAGACCTATTTTTGGTCTTTCAGCTTCAGGAATTATAGCGGTTCATCTCAAGAAGCAAAAAAAGAAGCTATGAATCAAGTTAGAGAAGAACTTTTACGACAATTTGGTCGTGCATCAGGTATCGTAGCCGAAGTGCAAAGCGATGATGGAAAAGGAAATATCGTCGTTGATGTAACGCAAGTTAATACATCAAGCGTTCGTGCTGCAAATAACGATTAAAATACTTATCATTCAGATTTAAGGTTCAATCGTTGCGTCATTAGATGTGATTTTAATTTTTACTCGATGAACAGCATTAGAAAACTCTCGAATTATTTTAGCGTATAATGCGTTTTCATTCTTATCTACAAATATCTTCTTTAATCCTCTAATAGCTGACCCTTGCATATTCATTTTGCCAGTTTCACGCATGATCAATCTAATTAACATTTGTTTTGCTTCTTCTTTTGAAGGGGCTTCAATTGTTGCTTCAATCTCAACAACAGCTTCCATCTTGCCTTGATGATGTTCCTCGATAATTTCAATCAAAAGATCCTGCACATGAGGATCTCTTTTAACTGCTCTAATAATTTGTTCCTTGTACATTGTCCAAGATTTAATAAATCGTTCGTCATCACCAAGTTGCTTGTGAGACGTAATTGGGTTCGTCAACGTAGAACCCGAAAAATGATGAACAGAAGGTTCTTCCGCTTTAGATTGACCAGCAAACATTGAAGCTGCACCTAACGCTAAACCACCAAGCAAACCAAGTCTGCCTTCATCCAATTGAGATTCTCTTAATTGAACATATTCATGAAATTTCATTCGAATCCTTTGTTAGAATGGTTTAGTTCTAAAATTTTGAACAACATTGTACAAATAACCAATCATGTTTTCATCACTTTGTTTTGCTTCTTCTAAATTTTTAATATGTATTTTTAATTTTTCTGGGTAATTATTTGATATAACTTGTTCTTTAAATTTTTTGCTTACAATTGCTGTATTACTTAAAAAGTTTTCCATCCAACTTGCAATAGCAGGATTGCTTGCATATTTTTCCATAATCGAGTCTTTATTATCTATTAATTTTTTAATCAATTGTTGAAATTCACGGATGATGATCCTTTTTGATTCATTTTCCCCAAGAGGAGTTGATTGTGCTGACGTATCTGTCGATGGCGCTGCTTCTGCCTTTTGTTTATTTAGATAACGATCATACTTAGAACCCGGAACAGGTTTTAAATTAAATCTTACAAAAAGTGATTCTACATCAAATTCGCCATCATTATCAATCGAGAAATCTTTTATAGTATAAATGCTTCCACTTTTTGTATGAATGTCATAGTTATATCCATTGGTTTCTGAAGGTTGATTTACACTTACAATAATGCTTGTTCTTTCAATTCGTTTTTCTGGTATTCCTAAAGTAAAAGGATTACCATGAGCCTTATCACGATGATGAAAAACCGTTGCTTCGTCAGCAAAAATATGATCTCCAGCACCTTCTCTTAACTGAACATATTCATGAAACTTCATATGATTCTCCTGATTTTTACAAAACTATTTAGTGTATAAACAAGAAATTATCCTTGTTGACCGAGTGGATTGTATGTTTGTCCGTACTCATACTTTGCGATTCTATAAAATTTGCCTTCGTCCTCTTTAACAAGATAATCTTGAGGTTTCAAAGTCATTTTTTTGTTCCAAGGCGAAATGAACTCAACATGTTCATTACCTGTGTACAAAGCAACCATTCTAGGACTTTGTTCTGGACGCACAGGTCCACCAATGTTTCCTACATAAGATTTTGAAAATTTTTCAGGCTTAACAACATATTGTTCACGACTAGGTCCACTCACAATAATGTCATTAACTTCAACTGTATTAGTAGTTTCTTCGCCATCCTCGGTAACAGTAACAATCGGTTTTGACTCTTGTGATACTGTGTAGGAAAAAGGAGGCATATTTTCATCTGTAGCAACATAATTATAATTTTTATTTTGTTTAGTAGTTGGTAAAAATTTTAGACCAGCAGCAACTTCTTCTATGTTGATGGTATTAACAGCATTTTCTCGCATAAGATAATATTCTTGAAAACTTTTCATAACTTTCTCCTTGAGTTATTTAGTATATAAACAAAAAAACACCCATAAAAATATGGGTGTTTTCTGACAATTGTTCAGCAAATATTACTTTCTGCCAAATCCAATATTTCCAAGCTGTGCTTCCATGTCATCATCAAGCATGCCATCAATCCCATCCAAAAGACTGCTTTCAACTTTAGGCGCAGATTTTGACTGTGTTGATGACTTAAATGTAGCTTGTTTAGGTTCAGATTGACTGTTGCCATTATCAAGAAAAGCAGTCAATGCTTCTTCCATCTGATCAATTGTCAGATAAGTTGGAATTACTTCCAAATCATGATAAGACGTTAACCATCTATTGATCTGTTCCTTTGTGCCCAACTGAGAAGCATCTTCAAAGAAACTTTGATCGTAGTTTGGAAATCCATCCTTGCCACGAAGAACCTTAACAACCTTGAAGTCTCTGCCACTCAATGGATGAGCAACATCGCCCAAAGCTCGCTTGCCTGTTGTCTCGTTCCCTGAAATTGAAAGACAAATAATATTGTGAACAGTCTTTCCACAAGAAAAAATCTTGGGTCCAATATTCGTTTCAATATTATTGGTCTTAGGATTCAGCTGAGACCTAACGATACAATTGTAGTAGTATCGTTCGACTGGCTTAATTGATCGAGCTTTCTCTTGAATACTTTTTGCTCGATCAGGAGGCATCTTTTTAGATTTCTCCCACATAGCATTGTATTCACGACAAATTGGACAATCAGTGTCTGGGTTAACAGCTTTCCACTGTGGACCTCTTGGTGTATGTGTCAACCTCCTTGTGCAAAAAATTGTTTTTGCATTTGGATATTCACCAAGGCGATGAATTCTTGTGGGGTGAAAAAATGGTTTGCCCTTAAGCTTAGGCAACAACCTAAGCAAAACAAATCCATCTTTTTCTGGCATACGAACGTAATTATCGTTAATGCCGCCACTATTTTGTTCTTTGTTTAATCTCTCTGCTTCTTTTGTGATATCGCCAATATCTAGCGTATCCAATTCATAGTCTGCCATTTTCGTCTGCCTTTCTCTGCAAAGCTAGGTCTTAACCTGACCTAAAGGTTACACCATCGGTGTCTCGTTATTATGCTCAACTGGTTGTTCTTTGTCAAGAACTTTTTCCTGTTCAGCAATCTGTGATTCTAACTGCTCAAGTATCTTCATGTTATGTTCGAGTCTTTGAAGAATTTCTTCTCGACTCAAATACTTAGATTCTCTTGCCTCAAATTCCTTTTCAAGCCTATCTTCTTCTCTTCTCTGTTTGCGAATATCTTCTCTGCGAGCAAGAACTCGTTTTCGAGCTTCTACTTTACGAGCTTTATTCTTCTGATCTTTCTGTCGCTGGTTCATATTAATTACCTCAACTTTGGCATTGATCCTGATGACCTATCACCCTGCCAGTTTAACAAATCATTGTTTCCTCTTTTACTTGCATTCATATCATTGTCAAACTCTAAAGAATTATTCGCAGGAATAAAATATTCATCAGAAACATCAATAGGATTACCATTATCATCATTTGTTGAAATTGTCATTCCAATTCCACTCGGACTAAGCTTTTCTGCATAAACTGGATATTTTTTATTAATTGTAAACTTATATGGGAATCTAGTTTTATCCATTTGCAATGGTGGGATAAAAATAACATTCTTAATTATTCTTCGTTCTTTATTACTTTCAACTTTTTTTTGAAGTTGTGCAAAATCAGACTTTGGTGTAAAATCTTTATGCGTGATAGCTTCACAAGCAGGTTGTGGAGGCTTTTCAGGCGTTGATTCAATTAAATTAAATTCTGTAACCGTATCATTATGTCCAAACTTATGACCATTTATAGAAAATCCATTCTTACTAATCTTAAAACTAACATTCTTTTTAACATAAGAATATATTTCTACATCATGTATAAATATATCTCTTCTAGCAAGCTGTGACATGATATAACATGCTATCTTGTCAAGTGGATATTCTTCTTCAATTTGACCGAATTTTTTCTTTAAGATTAGACTTTCGTTTCGGTCATAATCAAGATTGTCTTTGTGTTTATAATATTTAAATATGATCTCATACATGATGTAAATTAGTTATCCTTAAAAAAATCTTTTTCCATTTCAACAAGATCTACGTTACATTGTTTAATTAAGAACCTGCTACCAACAGAATAGTCAGGTTCATTATCTTTTAAACAAAAAAGTTTCTTTATTCCAGAATTGATAATTAATTTAGTACATTCTATGCATGGCAAAGTACACCATGCAAACATATGAGCATCTTGTAAATCACATGATGCATTTACAATTGCATTTGTTTCTGCGTGAACACAAGAACACAATTCTAATCTTTTACCTGAAGGACATCCAAGAATCTTTCTTGGACATACTTTTTCATAAGCAAAATCTCTAACAAATTTATCCTCATCAAAGCTTTCGTAATTTTTATTTTTCGCAATGCAATTTTTATCTTCATCTGTCAATTGAGGAAGAAATATATTTTTTAAATGTTCTGGGCTATCACAATGTGGCGCACCTCTTGGAGGACCATTGTACCCCATGCCAACCACCTTGGTAAGATTGGCGTTAAGTATAACAACGCCAATCTTCCTTGAATAACATGGATTTTTTAATTCGCCAAATAATTTGGCAGTCAACATATACTTTTTGACGAATTCCATGTTAAACATTATGATCTCTCAGCATAATCAATGTTTAATCTATCCATTTCCTTACGCAACATGTGTCCACGATTGTGTCCATCCTCACGAGCAGCATTTAATGCTTGAAGATGTGCATACAACCTATCTTTATAATACTTAGCAGTAATACATACTTCTTTAGCATCAATACATTCTTGTTCACCTTCAGCATATAACTCTGCTGTTTTATCAGACTTTCCAGCATCTTTTTGAAGTTTAAACTTTTCAATAAATGTTTTCTTGTATGCAAGTTCACAAGCTGAACTATATCTCATGCTATTTGCATGAGCGGCACCAACATAATCAATAATTCCACCAATCTTTTCAAAGAATTGGTTCAATGTAGCATCAGTAAATACGAGATCTTTGTTGTCAATCGTCCATTCTTTTCCTAGAAACGAAATGCGTTCAACCATAAAGTCCTCCTGTTAAATTAACTTACCACTAGAAACAGAATCAGTCAATTGGATTAGAAGGGTCGTTCTGTTTTTTCTTGTTCTTCTTTTTCTTATCATCAATAAGATGCGATGCATCACTTGCCACACTGTAAGTGTTAGCATCTTGCTGAGACTTATTATGCATCTTAGTTTTGTATTTTTCAAAATCTATTTCTGTGATTGTTAAGAATTCATTGTTATATTCAATAGGAAAATGATATCTACTTTTCCCATTTCTATGCTTGACAACAAATACTCTACCAACTTGGGCACCAGCCTCATCAGTAGTTCTATTAATACTCCATAAACCATCCAAAGGTTTGAACATGTCAAATGAAGCGCCAATGTTACCCTCCTCAATAAATTCAGAACTGGAAAGTTCTGAAGCACTCTTGTTTGGTTGCATAGCTGTAAATACAACCATTTTCTTCTCGCAAGCAAGACCCCTAAGATCCCTTATGATTCTATACTTGCTTTCCCAAACAGGAACCCCCGGTGCATCTTTCATTTCGCCCGGATAATCAACTATCAACATATCTGGCACAAATCCATGCAACTCAAGTTGATTCAAATAAGCACGAATATCATTTACATCAATCGTTCCTGCCGGAAACTGCTTGACAACCAATCGATTCTTATCAGAGAAATTCATGATATCATATTCTATCATCTGTTTAATTTCATCTTTTTTGCTCATCAGTTTAGAATATGGAACGCATGCATAAGCTGAAGTAAATCTTTTAGAGATTGAAACCCAATCCATTTCGACAGAAACGAATACTACTTTGTATCCTTTCTTGACATTTTCAACAGCAGCTTTTACTAAAGCAAGTGATTTACCAACACCGGGAAGAGCAATAAAAGCATAAATTTCACCTCGACGACAACCACCACCAGATAATTCAAAGTCTATAGACAAAAAGCCAGAAGTAAATTTATCTATTTTTTCGTCATCTTTATTAAGTTCTAGAAACATATTATCAATTTGTGTGAAGTATTCAAACCCTGCATCAAACGTCTTGGAAACCATCATGCAATTACGAAATCTTTCATAAACTTTTGCCCATGTTTCCTCGGAATCAGGATTCTTTTTAAGGTCTCTTTGCGATTCTTCCATAGCCAATCTAAGACTTTGAATCTTAGAAAAGTTTAGCAATTTTGTAAGTAATATATCTCTGGAAGATTGGTTTGGAATAAAATATTCGTATAATGATTCAAGTTCAGATTTATAATAAATTTTAATTGCATCAGGTTTTTCACGCACTTTTTCAAGTAATTCATTTTCCATAATAAATTTTTCAGGGATATTTTTTGTTTCATCAAATAAATCAAAAAGTATTTTGCATATTTCTATGTGTACTTCATTTGAGAAGTATTGAGGGATAACTAATGCTTTACCTTGAATAAGAAAGTTTCTATCTGTTAGCAGAATACCAAGCATGCGCCGCTGGAAATTTTCATCCCAACGGAATTTTGCTTGATAGTTTTGCTTCTGAAGCATAGCTTCAAGAAGTTTCTCTTGATCTTCAGTAAGTTTGCCGTCCATTGGCACCTTCCGTTAGAGGTAAAGATGTTCGTGTTCTGAAAGTGAAACTTGACCAAAGCGGATATGTTTTTCTTTGGTAATCTTCTTACCGATATGTCTAGCAGCATTCCATATGATCTGCTTGGTGTAAATGATAAATTTTGTGTTAATATCAAGCCTCAACTTAATATCTGGTCTGTCTTCCTTGGGAACAAATTTTTTAACTAATTTCTCTAAAATTTCTTCTTGGGGATCACCAAATTTCCTTCGGTAAGCACCATGATGCGTCTTATTCTTCCATAGATCCTTCAAAGAATCAAACACTTTACGAAATATTCCTTCTTGAGGAACATTTTTATCTAATATCTCAAAACTTGATTCGATATAAGTTTGTCTCTTGTAATAACTTCCAGCTCTAAGAACAGCCATAAGAAGTTCTTGTTTGATGTCTTCTACATCCAACTGATGGTTATTACGAGAGTTATTTTGCATCATTTGCCAGCTAGCAAACAAACACAACTGACCAAATTTCTCTTCTAAAGCTAAAAATTCTTCCGCATCAATCCTGAAAAGGTCAAATATCTTCATAATATGCCTCCTGAATTACTAATAGCTGAACCTTAGCTTGATTTTTAATTAAGTCAAATTTAAATTAAAATTTTTCAAGTTGGATAGATTATTACCAACTTTTATATCAACAAATAACTTAAGACCCTTTTGTTCCTTAAATTCTTCTTCCAATTTTGTTTTTATAACACTGATTGATTCATTGACGTTTTTTTCTTTAACAGCAAAAACGAAACAGTCATGAATTGAAAACAATAGTCTGAAATCATTTGTTTTTATATTACTAAGTTCATTCATCTTGATAAAGCACAATGTAGCTGCTGGTGAATGAATACAAAAATTCATTGCTTTATAAGATTCTTCTACATTAAAACTTTTCTTTCTATTAAAATAATCAATACAATGACCAAAGTTGGTAGCTTGACCCATAAAACCACTGACGTAATCAAAAGATTTACTAAATATAGACTTCATTTTCTTTAAGTAATCACTAGCCTCAATAGCTGAACAATTTAAAAGTTCTGACAATTTATTAGCAGAAATTCCATAAATTGCTGGCAAAAATATCTTTTTCCCTAGTTCCTTCAAATTTTCATCTGCAAAATTGCTTAAATTTAAGACATATTGTGCTATCTGCTCATAAGGATGGCATGTGTTATAAAGTAATGTATTCAGATTACTGTCTTTGCATAAAAATGCAAGTACATATAACTCAAGTGCTTTAAAGTCAAACGCAACAAAAACTTCATCATCATTAGGCAAGATAAGGTTATTCTTTATTTCATTAGTCATCCCATGAGGATTAAAATTCCTATCTGAAGCTAGACTTGAATTAAGTCTTCCGTTTTCCTGAAATTTGGATGAATAATAAGGAAAAATAAAACTAGCTGAATCATCAAGAATGATGCCTTCATTCTCCATCAGCGGAACAGTTGAGCAAATCAATTGTTGATATACATTTCTATAAACTTCCATTAAATCTGACTTAATGAACTTCATAAAGATTGAATGAACTTCAGAGAAAGTAGAAAAACTACTTTTTATGTCTGAATAATCAACAAACCAATTTAAGTCGAAAAACTTAGTTCTATCTGGCAAGATATTACAACCAACTTTAATACAAAAAGAATGAAATAATTTTGCATCCAAACAAACAATTGGACGATTAAATTTCTCCAAACATGAATTAAATCGGTGTACAAATGAACACGCATTATCTTTATGTAATTTTATTTCAAATTTAGACCCTTTGGGTCCAGAAAACTGTAAATTTAATAAGAGATTTTTTCTGTCAGTCAAATCGGGTTCATTTAAATTTTGTAAAAAAACATATGGCTCAACGCTAAAAGCGTCGAACATTTTTTCAAAGGTAAGAAAGTCTTGGTTCACAAAAACAACTTTACGCAGAATTTTTCAAAAAGCAAATTGTTAAATCATTTTTTTTGGCATGATTTTTGCAACTAAAGTTAAATTAATATATTTAAGTTAAATTAATATAGAGTAGAATTACTTCGTAATTCTACTCTATAGCAGTAGTATATTTATTACTCTTCGCTACGCTCAGAGTAATAAAATACTACTGCTAAATTAACTTACTTACAAATACATAATATAATTAAATACTTAAACGCAGGCGCACACGCACACGCACGAAACAAATACCGTGCCAATCAAACAGAAAAATAAAAAAAATTATGTAAATCATAATCTTTACAAAAAAGCCTCTTAAAGCCACGATCTCATTTAGATGAGTCAGAATGCAATTTTCAAATATTGAACGCTCCTAGACCCAAAAGATTAGATTTAAACATGGTTTTCTTATTTCCAGCCCAGAACTGTTTTGGTATGCCAGAAAATCTATTTGACTTCTCAGAAACGTCAGTTAGGATTCAGACATGCGAGAATTTTACAAAGCATCCAACGAGCAAATGTTCAAGCTATCTGGCGAACCAGATATGCTTTTTGCATACCATCTCACAATCTACTACCTAAATTGTGAGAGATTTTATTTTCCTGACTATAAACACACGCCATTTAACGACTTAAAGCCAGTTAAAAAACAAGCAGTTTTCAAACATTTGCTTAAACTCGTCAAAGATAGAAGAGCTGAATTTGAAACATCTTCTAACTATTTTCTTTTTATAAAAGCTCAATTTGAAATAGCTAAAATACTTGAAAAAAACAATCCATACATTTATCCCGGAATGTTACATGGCATAAAAGCAATGAACCGTTTTTATGTTTGGAGTAAAAAAATTGAAGAAAAAAGAATGGTTCTGAAAGCTAATGATAAAACATTAGATCAGTCTAGCATAAACGTAGGACTTAATAAATCATTAGAATCACTCAAAAGAACTCTTGGTGATAACTTAGATTATGAAACTTTTGTGAAAAATATAAAAAGAATCTTGCTTCAAGTAAGATGTAGAGAACTAGATCCCATTTGGTGTTTTTGCAGCAATTGGGTGAAAAAATTACCAGAAGAAATTCGTGATGAAATTTATAACATCAGTGAATGTGATAAATTTAAAGATTTTAACACTGAAGAAATCAATAAATTATATCAAGAAAAATTTATATTTGAGAACTGTGTTCCCTAAAATACAATGAATAATCTCTTCCATAAGTATTTATAATACGTTTCAACATCTGTTCTACAGCTGGTTTTAAGTTTTTATACTTATTTTTTTGTTCTTTTTTATTTGATCCTTCCATGGAATTAATTTTATCTACCATTTCTTTTATCTTTTCAATCAATTCATTTACTCTGAATGAGTATATCCTATCGCCATCTTCTGGTGGAATGTAAGATAATATTAAAGCATTATTTCCAAATTCTTCTTGTGATAATAAAACTCTTAAAGCTTCAACGCCATTACTAATAATTGGATCTTTTTTGTGACTGCCTCTTTCAGGTATTGGTGATTCTGTTTCTTCTGGAGATTCTTCTTCCATATCTCCGGGTCTTGACTTTCTTCCTAATCCAAAATATTGAGACAACTCACTTCCCGGTTGTTTGCCAAATCCGGGCTGACGAGCAGCTTGAAACATTCTTATAGCACCAGTTACTGGAGATGCTACAATCTGACCAGCACCTTTTCCTATTTGACTTAAACCACTTAATAAAGAACTACTAGCAGAATACAATCCCTTTTTAACTTCACTTGAACCCATATCTATCAAAGCCCAATCGTTACTTATTGCTCCTATTGGAAGACCAACGCCAGTTTCGATTGCTCCTAATCCTGCTCTTGTTAATCCAAAAGCTCCACCAGCAGAACCTTTAGCAGCTCCACTAATGATATTTAAAATTCCTTTAATATTTTGCTCACCAACATGACCCAATCCTGCAACTAATCCCTTGGCAGTACTGCCAATGCTGCCAAGAATGCTTTCATTAAGCATGATTCCTTTTCTGTTAAAATGTTCAATAATTTGATCTAGTTTATAATTTTTATCCAAAAGACGATTGAACTCTTCTAAAATTTCGTTATCTCTTTTAAGAACAAATGCTGAAAAATTTGTCATGTTGTACCTCTAAATTATTTATGATACATATATAAAATTATGAAACAACAATCTGAAGATCCTTTAGAGTTTTTAAAGAATAGACGTAAAGGAGCACAAAACAATGCTGCTGATGCTAAAGCAAAAGGCGGGGATGCTATACTCTCATATTATCACTTTGCAATAAAAGATAAGCCATATCGTGAAGTTATGCAAGTGCTTAAAAATGATGGTTTAAAGGCTGCTATTAAATTTTGTAAAAGTGAAACTAAAAGAGTCATTCGAGAATTAGATTTTATTAAAGACACTCAAAAAGAATTTCAACAAATTGTTGGAGAAATTGAAGTCTACGGAGAATGTTATATTAAATTTTTAGAAATTGAATAATATTTTTTAAATGCTAAAAATAATTTTCTAATATCTTTATTAAGTAACGCTTAATATTTGTGTACATATAACTCGCTTCATGTTTTTCTATATTAGCAATTTGTTCGTTTATTTTTTCTTTCATTTGATTTACAATTTGCTGTGAATCAATTTCTTCTGGTAATTGATTCACAGTAATATTGCTAAGTGTAAGTGTTGAAGGTCTTAATCTGAGAAATTCTGAAACTTTTCCAACCAAATAAATTGTTGTGCTATTCTTTATTAAATCTGGACAAATGCTAATTTTCAAATTTCCTCTAATTTCAGATCTATTTATATTAATTTGAGTTGTAGACGCAGCACAAAAAGATGGTCTTGAAGTTATTGTGATTTTTGCATTAGGTAATCCCATAATTTTAATTATTTTATTTAGTAATTCAACAGATGGTTCCAAGGGATCTGTATTAGATAAT